ATGCCTGTTCCCAGTATCGTATCAATCCAGTATAAAGCTGGTTATTTTGATGCCGCCTTTTATCATTCTCTATTCCGTCGATAAATTCCAAACCTGCAGTCTGTTCCTATTGTGACACTTGAACCAATATCCCTATGTCTATTCTTTCTTGCAGATATGGCAGTTCATTTTCTTGTACCTATGAAGCCGTTAGAGCCGTAGGGAGCGTTTTTACTGTCTCTTGTGAGGAAATATAAGGGTGCAATCTAAAATCGCTCAAATACGAGCCATTCTGTCGGTTGTGCTGTTCGGTATGTTGTCGGGTAGTTCTCTGTTGTTTCTGTGGATCATATCCCTAAGAACTGTCTTATGCTCTATCGGGGCATTTCTAACCTGCAGTCTATAGTTTGCTGATACCAAACCAGGTGCAAAGAACATTTCGGAATATGCTCTTATATGGTGCTGTAGTGACGATACGGGCACTGGGAGCGTTTCTGTCAGAGTATGTGAGGAAATATAAGCCTATTATTCTTTTCTTGCCTATGCGGTCAAATTATCCCTTTTCCGGTTTTCCAAATATCTTGTCGTAATTTCCAGTATCGATACACGCAGTATGGTCATTCATAAACTCAAACGCACTGTCCTCGGTCAATAGCTGTACCTTTGTCTCACAATCCTTGCATTCATTCACGATGAAGAATGTACCCTTGCCGGTTCGGTATAAGCTCTGTTCCGTAAAATTCTTTATGCCGTCAATTTCAGTATGGCAGAGTAGCACACTTTCACTCGGTATATATTGTTTCTTGTTGATGTAATACCTTACCTTGCTGTCTTGTCTCATTCCTAATCCTGGAAGATAGACGCAGGGGATCGGGGCGGTGCTCTCGCTTGATGCTGTTCTATCATTCCATATCCTTTCCCAATGACCGGTTTATTCCGGTACATTGCATTTCCCTGGTGTTGTCCTTTTTTAGGGGTGACATATCAGACACTCACTCAAACCTGCAGTCTGACTTTGCAGGAAACAATCCTTTATACCCTGGCAAAATAGAAAGCCATTCTCTCGTAAATCAATGATAAATCTTTGTAGATACACTTTGTCGTAACCATATACTTTTCCGCAATTTCCGGTGTAGAATACGCTCTGTCCGAGAGAAACAATCCTTGCATTACCTTAAACCGGCGGGCGCTTTCGGGTGTACCTATACGGTCACACTCAATCCGGAACAGGTCGGATGCCTTTTCTATTCGTGCAATCAGTCTCTCATTTTCCGGACGCTTTTTGTCGCTCTCGCTGGATATGCCCTCGGTATTCCTAAGGGTGGCTTTGATTTCTCTGTATCTTTGGAGCAGATCACTCATTTCTCTTTTATGGCGATTGCTCTCTATCTTTTCCGTTTCGATGATGTATGCCTTTATTGACTCTCTTGCAGATATCTGAACCAGTCTCTCTAGTTCCTTATCCGTAAATGTATATATTCTCTCTGTCTCTTTTCCCATAGTGATATGTCCTTTCCATTGTGCTGTGAAGCCGTTACGCTTGTCGGATGCGTTCTTTATGCTCTCGGTGTGGAATTGTGAGGATAGGCAAAAGAAAAGGCAGGGCGGGGCGAATATGCCCTTGCCTTGCCTATATCTCATAGCCATAGTAAAGCTGAACGAGATCGCTTATACCTTGCTGTATCACATTATCATAAACTGATTCCTGGCTTATGCCTAGCAGTTTCATTATTTCGCTCTTTGGCTTTGGTTCCCGGATAATAAAAGCCAGGACAAGCAGGTTGTGGCGGACCTTAAATGGTACGTGCTTTCCGTAAAAATCTCTGTAGCCTTTTTCCGGATATTCTCGGTGCAGTTCAATAAGCCGGTCCATAGTCTTTCTTTCCTTGCTGTCGGGTGGCTCAGTGCGGTATCTTTCAAGAAGGCTCAGGATATAATCCCTTTTTCTTGCTTTCTCAGATTCCATTTCGCTCTTATTGTCCGTTGGCTTTCGCTGATCCTTTGCAAGTTTCTTTCCATTCCTGTAGGCGATACCTTTCGCCATTCTCTCAATCTTTTTCCATTCTGTTGCGGTCATAGTAGCAGGTTCCTTTCATTCTCTGACAATTCCTTTGCCAATCTCTCAGACGCTTTCTCGTACTTTTCCTTGTCCGATGTGTATTTTGTCTCGTACTTTTCATACACATTTCTTATTGAGTATTCCGGAAGAAAGTCAATAAGCTCATTTGTATATTTGCTGTGCCTAATGCGGATATATGCCCTTTTCAGAATATCGCTTATATTTTGTCTCGAGCACTGAAATTCATTTGCTATATGGCTCATGCTGTGGCCCTGGTAGAAACGTAGCATTATAACATTTCTCTCATTATCCGGTAGGATACTCAGAACCTTTTGCATAAGCTCGTGCAATTCACGATCCGTAACCGATTCTATGACTGACTGGCTCACGTTCTCATTACTTGCAATAATATCTTGCAGAGTTCCCGATTCCGGATCACTCTCATTCAAGTATGTATCAAGGCTGGCTGTCTCGTGCCTGGCTATGACTTTTCTCATACTCTCGTAATTCAATTTACTCATTCCGATCTTTTCTCGTATGCTCTCGTGATCTATAGGCTGTTGGCACTCATTTCGTTTCTTACATTCCTTGGCGTATCGTTTGATATGCGCTCTCATGTATGCCGGAATACGCATAAGCTGTCCGTTACGGTCATAGTAACGGAGTACACTCTTGCGTATAAAGTGAATGGCAAACGTGAAGAATTTGTAACCCTTGTCGGGTTCATATTTCCCGATACTTTCAAGTATGCCGAGGAACGCTTGTTGTTCCAAATCCTCGAAATCCTGGATGTCTGAATATTTCCATCGTTCCAAGCCGGTCATTTCATGTATGATTTTCTGAACCAATGGCAGGTTGTCGAGCCATAGCCGTTCAAGTAACTCTTTTCTTTTTCCCTGGCCGGTCTGAATTTGTTTAACTAATATTTCGTTGTCTCTGTCTCGCTCTCTCGCTGAACCCGCACTCTCTTGTTTCAAATTCCACACGTTATCATTCCTTTTCTTATTGCTTACAATAACTTTGAACGGTCAAAATAAATATACCGGTATAAGCTCTCGTATTGGTCTCGTTTGACATTCCTTACCTGGTCCAGGTCTGACATATCACTCATTTGTGCATTGTATTTTACAATCTGATCCTGGGAGCCGTTTTCTGTTCCGATTCGCTGTATCTCATAACGCAGGCTGTTCAGAAGGTTTGCGAATGTAATCAATTCCTGGCAGGCTCTCTGATGAATTTCTAATGACCTGTTGATTATCTCAATTCTCATATTCCATTCATGCTTATACATATCGCAGATTCCTTTCCAGGCATTGGAAATTGTGCCCGGTGCGAATGTCTCGCTGTTCTCGATTTCCTTTACCATAGGTTCGAGATATGTTCTTGTCTTTTTTGCAGTTTCCAAAGAGTCCGAATATTCAATAATCTTTTCCGCATTTCCCTCTTTTATTGCTGTCTCTAAAAGCTGTTCTGTTTTCTCAATTTCTTTATCCTTTTTGGCGATTTGCTCTCTTGCGGTATTGAGTTTCTCAGTTTTCGCACTGATGTATGTCTTGAACTGTTCCGTAAATATGCTATTATCCGAAACCGGCAATTCCGTTTCCTGGCTTGCCATTCTAAGCAAGTCGAGCTGTTCTGTAAAATGCAAAAGTCTCTCTGATGCAATCAGACGAGGATCGTTTCCGTCGTTTGGTATTCCCTCGTTGCTGATTTGATCCATCATTTCCCTCATGTGGGCCTTTGCCTGGAGGAGCTTGTCATTCGGTATAGTCTTTTTTCTCTTGATCTCTTGAAGTAGCTGAGATTCCTTTAATCTCTTGATTTGTAATTCCGCCGAAATGATATTCTGATCTATCGTGGCAATTTCCTCGATTTTCGCTGTTTGGCGGTAACTCTTTAATTGTTGCAGTTCCCTCTCTTTCTCTTCGATTTGGTTATCCAGTTTTTCCATGTTTCTCTCTGTCCTTTCTGTGATTTGATTTATGCTTAGGCGTTCCGTAGCTTACCTTGAACGCTTATGGCCTTGTGATGCAGTCTCGGTCAAATATCCTGTGCTTGCTGGTCTATCCATATATCAATCTTTTTACGATCATACAAAACACGCTTTCCTATCCGGACAATCGCACACGCATTTTTGCCAAGTTCCAATGCGCTGTTCCTGCCAAGTGAGGTATAAGCCATAAGCTCTTTAATTCCCATGAGCCGACCATATTCCGAGACCTGTCGGTTGTTTTGTCTCTCTGTCATACTGTCAATTCCTTTCTGTTTATGTCGGTTTATTGTGTTCCTTTATGCACATAATAAACTCATTTGCGAGTTGTGTCAATACCTATAATTCTCATTTGCGTATTTAAAGTGTATAGTAGGTACGTGAAATAAAACGCTTGCAAATATAGAAATTACACTTATTTGTGATATATCCTTGCTTTTGAATAGGTTGCTGAGTAATATTTGCCGAATGGCAGCAGGCTCACATACGCAAGCAGGAGAATGTTTGTTACACTCATTTGCGAGTGGCAGCAGTCGTAATTATTCACTCTTTGCGTGTCTTGCGGTGTGGTAGTATGCTGTGAAATTGTGTCGAGAGCGTTTGCAGATTTGCAAGAATTTTTCCTATTCCGTACCAATTTTGTACCAAGTGCCCTGGCGGTGGTCTCTCAAATACCGATATTACTGGACTTTCTTGGCAATCGCAAACTATATCCCAAATTTCATCAGCAATCTTTCTGTTCTTGATTTCATTGAAACGCTCGTTGAAACTAACAGAGTTGCCTTTCAGAACTTCCTCTACTGCACTGTCGATCTCTTCCTGGTTCATGCCGGCCTTTTTGCCGATGAAACCGAACAATCGGCTGACAAAACCATTCTTATCGCCATTCTCTCCTGTGGACTGCCCCTTTTCGCCTTTACTCTTTGTTAGCTTAATGTGAGCATCCGGATTTGCACCTTCATCTACAAAATCAACCTTGCTGATTCTGAGATTTTTTAACTTTGTTGCCACTTTGCTTCCTCCTTTCCGCAAGATTTATATTAAAAAAGACACCTTTGCGGTGCCTCTCCTAATAACGGAATGATGTTTCTGTTGCTGATAAACTCTTCTAACTGCTCTACTGTGGACTCTCGCAGGTTATTCAAACCGTAGCGGTCCATAAATTCGAGCAGGAAATCAGAAAAAGGCACCATATCGGATGCCTTGCTGATCTGTTTTATCAATTTGTTCTTTTTGCTTAGATTTGTCTCCATAATGTGAACTACCTATGCCCTTATTACACTCTCGTATGTGGAATTATAAGGTTAAGACTGCTGAAAAACTCAATACGCCCCATTTTTACAAGGTGTTTTCATCTTCTACTTCGACTCTCTCGGCTTCTCCTTCGATTGAGAACATCGGATATGTGCCGTCCTTAACCTTTTCCCATACATCCTCGTCGGTTACTTTGAAGCCGATCCACCAACCAATCGGAAGAGTGCCTGCCGGGATTCCCATTGCCTGCATTTTCTCTTCCGTGAATACCACGGATTCAACCAGGACTGCAGCTCCGCCTCTTTCGTGCATTTCTCCGCCTTCACGATAGAGTAATACATACTGGTATGCTGCGTTTTCCAGTTCTTCCGGCTCGATGATGTCCTCCTGCCAGTCCTCAATCTCTTCTCCGTCAGCACGGATAGCCACATTCGCCCAGCCAAATGCCAGGTGCTTGTCGTCGTCGGACTTGGCAATCTTAAACCTGCCTTTAATCACATTGCTGGCAGGCTCTTTCTTCTGCGGTTCTGCAGACTTCTTGATGAAATCAGAGAACTTCTTCACTTTCTCACTTCCTTCCTCTCGGTGCAGCCACTTCGATATACTCGATAGCGCAGGCACATCTCGGGTGTGCAGGTGGTAACATATGTTGTCCTGCAAACAGAACCTTTCCTTTGAAATCAAAGTCGGAGTCCATATCTACCTCAGTACCTTCCAGCGCATTGCAGATGTCGCACACCGAATCGTCTCCGGATGTACTCCATCTCTTTACCATCGTTCCAAGATACCCTTCGCCCTGTGCCTGGCGTATGCCTTCATCGGCTCCACGGTTATAAGCAAAAGCACTCTCGGTCTGAGCGATTGTGAACGCCCTGGCCCGGTGCTGTTTCTCTGCATATTTCTGAGAAGCGTCCAATGCCTTCCGGCGGATGCTCTCAATCTTCATTCTCGGATGCTCTTTTCGCATCGTAGCCACGATATTGTCATAATACCTGGCGTTTGCTCTTGCGTCACCCTCTGTCAGACCGATGCATGGACGAATGAGCCTTGCCAGTTCATCTACTGTATGGCTCTCTCTCATTTTCTTTTCCAGGAGTGCCGCTATTGCGTCCTTCTGTTCTTCTGTGCATCGGGTAACAAACTCAGCTCCTCTTTCACCGATCCAGTCGAGAACGCCAGGTGTCTGAGTGTCAAACTCAAAAGCGAGACCGTCCAGGATTGGTTGCCCGGTTGGTCCCGCTGCCATTGCCTGCGTCCACATTGACTGTAATCTCTCGGCAACAAGCACTGAGTAATCCTGTTGCCAAGCCTCTAATGTCTCTTTGCTGAGGCTTCCGTCCGCTACTGCCTTTCGGAGTTCCTGGTACGTGATGGCATCCTGCTGATCCTGCCAAAACCCGCATAGGATTTCAACCGGTTCGTCACATTCGTTCTGCAGGTACTCTTCAAGTCTGCGTAGGACTTCTTGACTGCCCGGTGTCTTTGCCTTGCGTATTCGCTTTGGCCGTATGAACCTTATTGCCATTTGCACCGCTCCTTCCTAATCGCCTTTTAGCGGCTTCCGCCACATTGTCGGGGATTTCTTCGCCTTCGTCGTTTCCATCGCTTCCTGCGGCTGTCTCAGGCTCCGGTGGCTGGTTCTGCTCCGCCTGTTGCTTACGCCGCTGGTCTACTGTTCTGTCGTCCGTTGTCCTCTCCGGCAGGTGTCCGACCTGGCGAATGTAATCTTCCAGTCCGTCGTCCGGTACTAAGATTCCGATGCCAGTCATATCCTTGATGAATGCCGCGACCTTCGTTACGTCCACATCTGCAATGTCGCCGTGGGACATCTTTGGGTACTCCGTGATGCCTGCAAAATGTTCACCGTTAATATCGATCAACGGCGGGATGCCCTGGCTGTTGAATGTCTCGCAGATCATGTCTAGGAATGCACCGATTGCCATAGCGAACAACTCCGTCTTATCGGAACTCAACGCCCAGGAACCGGTCTCTGAATGCCCTAAGAAAATAAAATCCGCCAGTACCGTCATTGCAATTCGGGTATCGTAGCGGTTGATGATCGCATTCGTGTCAAACTGTCGGGTGCCGCCGGAACTTAACAGCTCCAACTCATATCCTGCCGGAAGTACCACACCTTCCATCTCGTCTCGGCGAATACTCTTTACCATATTTTCCAACGCAATTCGTGTCTGCTTGTTGTCCTCAATATCATCGTTCCAAAGGTCTAACCCTTCCGGTCCGTGCATTACCGGGAGTCCTGCAAGGTCTCTTTCAATGCCGATTCCTTCAATCTCCTGGATTCTTCTCTTGAAGTACCAGGATCGGTAAGCATTTCTCAAAATGCTTCGTCCTTCCGGGTTGTTCTTCCTGCTCTTTGTACGGAACAGCAAAGCCTTACTCATTGGTATCGTGTAGGTACCAAAGTCCGGAGGCGGCATCTGAGTCATTCCCAGCAGATTGTCCTCGTTGTCGTATTCCCATCTGTAGAGCGTTTCCTGCGCTCTGATAGGTAACTTCTTCCATCCAATCAAACCATCCGTGTACTTACTCTTCGTGGTTGGGTTCTTCGTATTTCCCATACGGCGCTTATACACGATCTCGTGGAAGCTCCAACCGTAAGTGAGGAAAGATAAGATTTCCGAAATTGTGTCCGTCCAGGTGTCCTGCATATCGTGCATACAGCTTTCTACGAACTCTGCAGCCTCTTTGTCCTTTGCGGTGTCGCCTCCCGGCTCTACATTCCAGTCGCACTGTCTTACCAGCATCTCGATAGCGAAGAGGATCGCACCTACCACATCGTCATTCTCAGACATTTCACGGTAGACCTCTATTCCTCGTGTGCCTCTCAGTTCGTGAAGGAACTCCTCATAGATTGTTCCTCCGTAGCGTCGCTGACCTATGCGACCGATTTCTTTGTTAGCCATCTGTTCTCACCTCACTTATTCCAATAACTGCTCTTGCCTAACTGGCTATCCTTAGGCGGTGCTGAGTATGTAGCACCACTCTCCAACTCTGTAAATGCCGACGAACTTGCATCCACCATATCCTTGAATTTCGACTGTGGGAAGTTCTCGCACTCGTTGAAATACTCTTCATTCCACGGTGCAATCAGCACATCAACATTGCCCTTATCCATGCCTTCGAGCCCTAACCACTGTGCCGAGAACGGTTCTGCTCTCGTCACCTTGTCTCCGGACTCTTGAATGCACTTAACAGTAAAACCGGCCAAGAGCTTCATAAAACTCTGTGCCTGGTCTTTACCTGCCTGGCCTGGGTCTTGCGGAAGTCTTGTTGCTACCCTTCCGTATTTCGCCCTGTCGGCTATGCAGGTCTGCTTTATAATTTCTCTCACATCGGACGAACTCAACCGGCGATTGATAACGTCGGCCACAATGTACCGTCCGTTTCTTCTCTTTCCGATCAGCACGCCTGCTGTGTATGCCGGGTCTCCCTTTTCATCCTCAGATGTTGCCGCAAGGTCCCAGCCTCTCGCCCACTTGATAACATCGGGCGGTATCTCTTCCAGCATATTTACCTTTACTCGCTTGAACATCAAACCTGCGGCGGCTTTAATCTTCCAGTTGCCATGCAGTAGTCGCTCTCTCTGCACAAGAGCCATCGCCTGCAGGTTGGCTAAATACCCTGGGTCATTCTTCATCAGAATTTTGTTATCATGCAGCGTACTCGCAATGAACGTCACGCTCTTAGGCATCGTCTCAGCCTGTTCCGGCTTGACACCGTTCTCGATAGCTCCCTGCACTGCCTCTTCCCTGCTGTCAAACCAGGTAACGACCTCATTCAGCCGCACCATCCAGCGGATCACTCCCGACCGTTCCGGTATTGGGTAGCCGGTCTCTTGGTTTATCCACCAGGAAATGAACTCAGCAACCCAAGAGTCTGCGTCCGGGTTGCAGGTGGCTCGTACATACGGCTTTACACCGGAATCTGTACGGTTTCGAGACAGCATATAAAAGAACTGGTACTCGCTAAAGTGCGTCAGCTCGTCAAATCCTATCATCGTGAGCTGTGAGCCCTGCCAGTCGTCGCAATCTTCATCACGTCCGAGGTGGGCGAAATTGACCGATGCGCCTCTTTTGAAAGTCCAGTGTAGTTTTGGTGTCTTTAACGGCTGGGAACCTTTCACGTAGCGGTAAATCTTTCGTGAACTATCCCATAAGCCTCCTGGAGATGTTACCTGCGTGTAGTCACGTCGGAAGATAGTTGCGTTGTAGTCCGGATTGTTCATGTACCGAAGCGGCTCTAACAGCAGTCCAAAGGTTTTTCCTCCGCCTGCAGCGCCTCCATAAATGCAAATATCCGCAGAGGTCGCTAAAAACATTTCCTGCGGTCCTTTCTGCGGAGCTAATACGATTTTCTCTTTCATCAATCGTCCCTCCCATTATCCGGAAGGTAAATCTGAACCTCCGCATCATTGTCGCTGGTCTGATCCACATAGTCCTGTGGTCTATCCTGCCAGCGGTCTCTCTGCCGGTTCTTCAACCAAAATATCTGAGCCGTGACATCCGGCGGTACGTGCTTCTTGGTCTTTTCAATCTTGACCGGTTTCACATTGCCGTCCTTGTCATACTCAATGATTTTCTTCTCTTCCTCGTACTCATAGCCGGTAGCCCTCTCGTAGAGACTCCTTATTACCTTCGCATCTGATACGCCTTTACCTTCTCCAAGCGCCTTGCCGAATGATTCGTGTTCCTTGGCCCATCGCATAATGGTTCGTTCGGAGACTCCCATGGCAAGGGCGATCTCTTCATTGGTGGCACCCATTGCAGCCAAGGACCACGCCCAGTTATCGTGGTAAGGGGCATTGTATTTTGGCTTAGCTGCCATACATTAACTACCTGCCACTGAGGTAGTCAGCACATAGGTACTCGATCAGTTGCCACCTGTTCTTACTCGTGATTGTCCCTTCCTTCTCAGCTTTCTTGATTGCCTGCTGAATAACGGAAGCGGACTCACCCGGTACCGCATTACTGCCAAACAGTTTAGCGAGGTAGGTCCATTCTCCTTCCTCTGTGAAACCGCAGTCGTCCATCTTCTGAGCGGCGTTCTCAATCATGGAGTGGATAGCCGCACCGACGTTTCGGATGTCCGTAAACTTCTGATATTTGCTAAGTGTCTCCACAAATCCCTTGCACTGCTCGTAGGATGCCACGCCCACAATGTCCGGAGCCTTTGAATCCAGGTCTTTAACCAGTGCGTCCATATCCTTTACCTGGTGCGGAAGGAATGTAAACGTCACATTCTTAAAATCAAACTGAACCGCAGGACTCAGCATCTTGTCGTACTGTTCCAGCGGTTCTTCCATGATCTCCTTGCCGACGAATGACTCAATCATATCGTCCACATCGTCTATCATCTTCACGATTTCTCTCAACGTACTGTCGTCGTCGAAACCGGAAATTGCATTGTGTGCCAGCTGCTTTGCCGCAATCTTGCTTCGTGAGAGACCGGACACATCGACAATAGCGATGATTTCCTTCATCTCTGCAGCACGTGCGCTCTTTACTCTGTGGTGGCCGCTGATGATTTCCAGCTTGCCATCCACCAAAACAAAAAGAGGCAGGCTTTCCAGCTGTCCTCGCTTCTTGATATTAGCGGTCAACTGATCCTGCATCTCGTTTTTCATTATCCTGGCGTTGATGTCCTGCTCCTTAACCTTATCCAGCGGAACCTTGGCGATCACCAAGCCGGAACCCATATCATAGATTACTTCGCATCCTTCGATTTGCTGGATGCCTTTGCTCTGTTCTTCTGCCATTCGTTTTCCCTCCTTAGCCATTCTTGAAGCGTCTGCTGTTCGGTTCTTCCCTCTACTAGTTCAGCCTCATACGTGAGCTTGTAGCCGTTCTTCTTGTCCTCAACCCTGTTTACCAGTTTCATGATGCCTCGTACCTCTTTGTTCTCCGGGTACCTGGTAAGCATTGCGGTGCGCATCTTTGTGACCTTCTCCTGTTCGATATTGTCCAGGAGTGTATCTACAAAATCTCTGTTCTGCGCCAGCATATAACACAGCCTGCCGAGGCGGTATGTCTTGTGTGGCACCTTCATCACGTACCAAACGAATACGCTGTCTGCCGCCATCTTCGAGATGCCGAATACCCCAGCCACATAGCCATCAATCAGCAATGCCCTGTTGAACGTCGCCGATGAACCGACAAAATTGTGAGTCCATAACTCTCTGTAATACTGAGCCTCTGCTGACTTAATCGGGATAACCTGTACCCTGCTATCTTCCCGGATCACATAATCTCTCGGAAGCATACTGCAGTCTAACGGCTGTAACTTACTCTCTGCCGGGCGCTTTATCTTCTTGCCGTTTGCCAGGGCGGTTGCCTCTACCTCCCGGTTCGTAGTGATGTAAGCATTCAAATCTGCTCTCGTGCCGGAGCGAGCATATATCGTATATCCTACCGCTTCGCCCGCTCTCTTCTCCTGGTAACAGATAACCAACGCCTTTGCATCCATGCAGAGGTCGTAGAACTGCTGGTGCCCTGTCTCCGGATCAAACAGTTCATACGGCGGTTCCTTCCAGGTCATCTTGCCCTGTGTGTCGTAGAACTTCTCATATCCGGAGAAGTAGGTCGGTGGGTTTGCAATAACCAAAGCGTGCGGATCGTCCAGCACCTCTTTCAGATGCTCCCACATATCCAATGGTCTGTAGCTCATGCCACCTAGCAGATTCTTGATTACCTCTATCTGCCGATTGATACTCTCGATGTGTTCCTCTCGTCTGAGGCGTAGGTCTGTGAGTATCTGATAGAAATAATCATTGCCCGCATTCTTCGAGGTTCTGAGGTACAGCTGCGCATACAATGCCGTTGCCGGGTCAAGAAGCTCTTCGTCACTAAAGCCTTGTGCATGGATTTCCAGTGGCTCTAATGACTGGCCGGTAATCGCATATCCGAGGACTGTTGACATCATATTGACGTCGCTGGTCTCGATCTGCTCCGGCTTAAACCCATTCTGTACTGCCAGGTTCGCCATTGCAAAGGTACCGGCACACGGCTCAACGAACCTTGTATATCCGGACTTTGCTGCAGTCTCTATCAGAGTAACAAGAAACTTCTGCTCCGACGGACCTAAGCACCCCAGGAACATTGCTCCCGGATCCATAAAAAATGCCATATCCTTGTCTCCTTCCCTAAAAATTGTTCAATATATACAAAAAGCCGAGGCGGTTCCCTGGTACTGACCCGGGGATTTTTGATACCTGCCTCAGCATATTGCACAAAAAAGACCTCAGACCCGAAGGACACTGAGGTACGTTCCGTGATAACAAATAAGGCACCGTACCCTTTCGGATGCGATGCAGTTGTTTTTGGACCGGAACCCTACGATGAATAGGACCTTAACTATGGAATAGCCACGTGCTACTTACACCAGTTCCGGATGTTATGATTAAATCCCTGCCAAACCAAACAAACTCAGCTGCTCGTAACCAGGTTCTTCCTTCCTGGCTTCGACTGCCTTCTTGACAGGTTCCTTGCCTTCTTTCTTGACTGCAGACTTCTTGACCTTCGGCTCTGACGGATCGTATAACTCCTCAATCAGTTCTCCGGTCTGTTCCGCCCACCACTCAGCGAATACGGTTCTGTGACACCAGTCTCCTGGAACTCTCACATCTTCGTAGCAGAGAAGCACAAGTTCTTTCCCTTCTGCTCTTGCCTCCGTATTCATCTTCTCGACCATATCAATAATTCTGTCGGTGCCGATACCTTCCAACTTCTCGTAATATGCAGGCTTGAATCTGTCAAGCTCCATATTCAGCATATAGCCTTTCGGTGCCAGTGAGTAGCACTGCTTCCTCAGCGTGTATCCCAGCGGAAACTTCGGTGTTCCGATGCTTATTCCTACCGGGTAATACTTGCCACTCTGTAATTTCTTGTTGCTATACCTGCTAATCCAAATTGCCATCTCAATCACTCCTTTTATGCTGGTTGTTTATAGTTTTATTATACTATACAGACCTGCCTAAGTACACTGAAATAGCCTTATTTAACCGATTGTTCATATTTCCTCTTCGGCTAACTGGCAGGGATTTCGCCCTGCCGTGCCTGCCGTTGGGAAGAAATACAACTGGCTATTTTTAGGGGTGACATTTGGGTTATCGGCTAATTAGCATATTACCACTTGGTAATTCTTTATGCAACCTACTCATTTTCTACCAGGTTGTTTTACAGCCACAGGGAGCGTTTAGAAATCCGCACCCAGTAAGTAAATAGCCACAATGCCACATGCTATTCCTATGTCCTTGTAGACGGTCTTATCGCTTATGTTTTCTACTTCCGAAATCTCCTGCACCGTATAAGGTTTTTCGTCCAGGTACATCATGCTTAACTCTCTATAACGGCGTTTCGCCTCTTCGCTTCCGCTCTTTTCGCACTCCTCACGGTACATTTCGGTCGCTTTTTCTATCCGGAACACGCAGTATAAATCCTCTTCACGCTTGCGCTCCGTATCTTTGATTGTCCTCTCGGACTTTCCTGCTATCTCTCTTGTGTTTCCCATAAGGTCCTCAATGAACTTCCATCTCAGTTCTGCCTGCTCCTCCGGAGTGAACTGCTCTCCATCCGATAATGTCGCCTTGATTCTTCTGTACGAGCTGAGCAGTTTCTTTGTCTTTCTGACTTTGCTATCTTCCTTCTTTCTCCTACGCTCTTCCTTCTTCTGCTCTTCCTTGTATGCCCTTACACCTTCCTTGGCACCGATAGCAGCTATTTGGTTGATCTGTTCCTGCGTTAGTGGGAAGATTGCTTCGCCCTTTGCCTTCTCCTTATTCTCCGTTGCCATAATGTCGCCTCCTTGACTTTTCTCGCATTTGCGAGTATAATATTCTCAGTCACGAGTCGTTCCTATCAAAGGGGCGGCTTTTCTTTTTCTCAACGGTTTCTTGCCTTGCAGGTGGCAAAGTGTGATATGTAGCCAAAGCCTTCTGCGCTCTCGGATGATACCTTATCAGCACATACGACCTCGCCTTCCGGCGTAACTATCTTCTCCTTTGCCTTCACTCCTGCTCCTGGCCTGCGGTAGCTGATCATCGTTGGGTCTACCGGCATATTCTTTCCAGCCTTTGTCTTAACCCACATAATATGACACCCGCAGTTCCTGCAAGTCCCGAACGGATCATGGGACCTCATGGGATTTTATCACTCCTTTCTTACATCACATTCCATTATTGCTCTCCTATATTCCAAACACTATCAAAGCTACTATTCCCGCTATAAACATGATCGGTGCCAGGACGATAAACAGTACTGCTCCTACCATTCCTATAAACTCGCCTACCCTTGTTTCGTCGCAGGTATCTATACCACCACATATGAAATACTGGCCTTCGCCCGTTTCCGGATCAATTACTCTATCGCAACACTTTCCATTGCATCCATACATTTGTTGCCGCCTCTTTACCGCTTCCTCTTCGGTCTCTTTGTGCCTTCGCACCTATTTCACCTCCCCCGCTCAATTTTCTTCAATTCTTCAATGCTGATGATTCTGCAGTCCGGGAGCATGATGTTCGCATCTCCCAAGTTGACTGCAGTACCTTCAATTCTCATTTTTGGATAGCTCACCAGCACCGAGCATTCCTGCGCTATTCTATATGCGTTATCTGAGATAATCTTCCGGACTCTCTTCTGATCTGCTACTGAGGTTCGCTTACCGTTGACCGGTATCTTCCGGAACTCAGCCTGCATCTCAGTCTCTCCTTTGTATATCCGCTCATACACGTATAAGAAACCTCTTGCCATATCGCTTATCCTTTCTCTTCGTCCGCTACAATCTTTGCCTTTTCTCCGGTATCTTTAATCTCAAGCATCACGCCAGGCTTCAAATATGCGATTGCTACCGGATGCCCGAAGAAATCCTTTGCAGCTCTTCTCAGCTTTTTCTCATACTTTGCCATCTTCTTTGCAGCATGCGCTCTTACCCATTCTCTCGCAAATTTCATCTGTTCCATATCACTCTCCGGTGTATTCATTCTGCCTCCTTACTTTCTGTTCGGTTTCTTAATTCTTTCAATCTCCTGCAGGGAAGGTTTGCCTACGCACTTCTCCATACCAGCCGCCAGTTCCTTTGCTCCTGGGTTGTTCTTCTCGACTTCATCTGCCAGGTGGCGCAGGACTAAAACTATCAGTCCCGCGTCGTTCTTGGCGTATGGAGATATGCTGTCGATAACCCTCTCTGAGTAATACTGCAGACCGTGACTCACAAGGTTCATTGCCTGCTTGGTCTTGCCCTTTGCAATCAATTCATTGCCTCTGTCCACATAACTGCTCACTCTTGGTTTCATCAGTCCCATATCTACTCCTCCGGATCTTCGTAATCGTAACCTTCTGTGTCTGCATCTCCCAGGATGTCGTCTGTAATATCCTCCGGCTCTTCCTCGTTAGGTTCCTCGGCCGGTGTATCTCCCGGCTCTCCGTTGTTCTCTTCTGACGGCGTTTCTTCTGCAGGTTGGGTATCTGTTTTCTCGGTCTCCGCAGGCTTCTCTTCATCTGCCGGTCCAGGTAACGCCGGTCTTACATCTGCATCGATGTATGTACCGTCGATAATATCCTCGTTTCCTTCACCTTCCTGCTTCTGACCTTGCATGAAGTCTGAATCAAAAATCGTTCTCTGCTGGGTGTTCGCAATCGGCTGTAATACATAACAACCAGTCTCTTCATCCATAACCATCTCCATCTCGTTATTGAGATTTCCACCTTTCTCGTCGGTAATCTTTACTGCAGATGTGACTTTGTGCTTGAACTGCGGCTTGCTAATCTCCCTGGACTCTCCCTTGATATTCGGGTCATAGTTCGGGATAAACTCCTTTACCATGGTAACGTCAATCTTAATTGTCATACTTCCTTCGTTGGACTGCTTCTCAATCATGTTTCCAAGAAGTCTCTGCAGAACAAAATTCATATCGTGCTTCATATTCTCGAAGGTATTGCTGTCGAAATCCAATTTCTTGTCAAAATCATTCATCACTTACTCTCCTTTGCAATCTTGCCGTATTTGATATTGTTCTCATTCATAAAAGCAATCAGTTTCCCCAGCTGCTCCTTAGTTCCGTCTGCAAAGAAACGTACTCTGTACTTCTTTTCCTGCTCAGGTTCTTCTTTTGGCGCAAACGGATCAACCACCTGCGCTGCTGGTTCCACCTGCGTTTCTCCGGCTACTGCCTGGGCGAATGCCGATTTTTCAATAGACTCAATCACCTTACCCATTTCGGACTGAGGTTCTGTCTGTTCGACTTCTGCGGCGGCTTCCTGTGCTTTCTTAGCTTCTGCCGCTTTACGCTCCTCTTCTTCTGCCTCGCGCTTTGCCTGCTCCTCAGCTTCCTTCTGCTTGCGGATTTCTTCCTGGCGTTTTCTCTCGGCCTCTTCCTCAGCCTTACGACGCTTGTCTGCTTCCAGTTTTTCTTCCAAGTCTGCCAGTCTCTTGTTCTCTGCCAGTGCCTTGCTGAGGTCCAGGGTCTTGATATACACATCCTTCGCATTCAACTTATACTTACTATTCAGGATGTCGATAATCTCCAAATCTGTCTTAACCGTGTCGATCTTGTCCACAATTTCCTTCTGTGCGGTTGCCAGCTTATATGTCTGATTAAGGTAACGGCTGTCGAAAATCTTTTCAAACGGCAATACCTCGGCCAAATCTCCGATATTTTCATCGTAGGTAGCCTTGATAGCCTCTTTCTTTTCTTCCTTCTGTTTTTCCTCGAACGCCTTTACCTGCTGGTCGATCAGTGCGACCGGCTCATTGATAAGTGCCGTGATTTCATTTAACTCTGCCTCGAACACTGCATAAGGTTTATTGATGATGTTCTTTACCTGCTTTCTTCTCTCCTCAATAGCCTTAATGAGCTTGTTCAGCTCTGCCCTGTCATTCTTCGCTGCCTTAATGTTTTCCTCGGTGTAAACCACATTCTCGTAACCGGCGATCTTGGCTCTTACTGCAGCCTCCAACTCTTCCTTGTTCCACTGAATGCGTCTGAGAAAACCATCCTCTGTCGGGTTAATCAGTCTGAACTCCATTTTCCCTGCCGGTACTACCGCTGTCTCAACAACTTCTGCTTCCACTGTTTCAGTTTTCTTTCTTCCTGCCATTGTCTACCTCCTAAATTTGATCCGGTCCTACGACCTTTATCATCACATCAATCCTCGGCGTTTCTGAGTAAAACTTCCTTACCTGTGCATCTACAACTGCCGAATCATCGTGGTACGCTACCAGGTTTAGACTGTCGCAAACAATCTTGCCGATATTATCCCAGTCCGGCTTCTTGGTTGGTCTGATCCTGTGTTCCAACATTTCCCTGCGTTTCTTCTTGCTGGTAGACTTCGGAATTTCGTAATATGCAATTATCCTTACATCCAGCATTGCCCCTTCCGGAAACATCTTTCCTTTGGCTGCTTCGTTGTAAAACAGCTTCACCAGGTTTTCATAACTGGTGGTCTCTTTCGGGGTGTACGTCTTAACATACGCCCCAGCTCTTGAAAACTTCGGTCTCTGTTTCCCGAATGGCTGTCCTGGTATTGTGAAACGAATCTGCTTCATATCTTCATCCACTTTCTGCCTCCTATGCCTTGTCGCCAATCTCGGCCGACATCTTATCCGTCACCTTCTTGGCTGTCACCTTCGTTTTTCCGCTTGTTGCTTTGTAGAGTTCTGCCTTATCTGTGCCTTCCTCCACATACACCTTCAAGTAGTAATCTAACTGCTTTCCGGTCTCTGTCTTTTTTCTCTTTCCTGGCCCGACGGTATAACCGTTCTCGTGCAGGATTGCCGTAACCGTCTTGCGATCTTCCAGCTTTTCAATGCTGATTTCTGCCACCTTAATCAATCCCATGCTGTCATTCCTCCATTAAATTCTTCATGGCATCGAACCTCTTCGACGCCGCCTTTTCTCTCCAACTTCTGCCTGCAAACCTTACCGGAAAACACATCTCAAATATTCTGTCATAGATACGTCTGTATCGGATGTCCTCTGACTCCTGCATATCCTTCAATGTCATATTCGTAGTGAGGATCAACGGCTTTCCGGATAAATACCTGCTGTCGATGATGTTGTACACCTTCTCTAACGCATAATCGGTACTTCTCTCTGCTCCCAGGTCGTCGATAATCAACAGCTTTGCCGCATTCAGTCCCGCCATTATTCTTTCTTCCTCGTCGGGGTTGCCCTGGATGTTCTGCAGTATCTTCACGAATGATGTCATAACCACCGGGATCATCTGATTCAGCAACTCATTCGCAATGCAGGCGGCCGTGTAACTCTTCCCGGTTCCGACCGTCCCCCAAAACAACAACCCTTGGCGTTTCTCGTACATTTCGTCAAACCTTTTCACATAATTGCCTGCGAGGTTGTAGATTTTCTGATTGTCTCCGTCCACCTGGTATCCGTCCAGCCTTGCCGCTTTCAGCTTGGCGTCCATAAGGCTGCTGGCTTTCAATCTTTCCAAACGCTGCATTTCCTGTCTCTTCTTTTCTTCCTCTTCCTTGCGTTTGTTCTCCTCAACCTTGCACTTACAGATACATGGAACAATTATCTCCCTGCCGCCGGTAAAATCCGACGCTGGCAACCTGGTCTGCTTTTTGGTTCTGCAGACTCCGCAGTAAAGCAGTCCGTCTTTGCCGATGTAGTCGCCCTCATTCTGCTCTGTCTCGAATGCTTCTGCAGGTAAAACCTTCTGCAAATCCAAATTCATCGTCACTCACTCCTTCCGAACGGATTCTCGTTGTCGTCGTACTCTGCTTCGCTCTGTACCGGCTTGTCCTTTGGCAGATAGTCCAGGAACGGCGTTGACTCTCCTAAGAATGTCTTGCCATGCTTTATGTACATTGTCTCTGTTCTCTGCTTCTTACACTGTGCCGCATAGTTCTTTACCGCTTCATACAACTGCTCGTGGGAGAAGCCATCTTCCAGGCGGGCCTTATACTTCTTGTATGCCTGCCCTTTATCAACCTTCCTCGGGTATGCCTCCCACAGTTCCTCGAAATCCGTGGTGTAATTACCAATCGCCTTATTTGACTTCCGTTCTGCAGGCAGTACCGGTTCTTTCGGCTCCGGAAGTTCCGGCGTTTCTGTGTTTTCTCCTGCCAGTGCTTCCTTCTCAGCCTTCATGCGGTTGTAATATTCTCTCTGCCTGTCAGCCTCACTGGACGACTGGCCGATGAAGTTCTGAATATCCATCATGTAGATTGCTCCGTTATCGAGCATCTCGATTAAATCCAGCTTCTTGAATACATCCAATGCTTTCTCGACGGTGCCTACCTGGTGCCCTGTCAAAGTTGCCAGGATTTCCGGCGTGTACGGAATCACATTTCTATACATCAACCTGCCGGAATTGCTCAGGCTTTTCAGATAGAGTTTCAGCAGGATATTACTGTATAAATATCCGTCCTTCATGCTCTCTAAAATCTTCATCTCGTCCGTGTCGAAAAAGTCCTCTTTCAGCTTTAGGTAGTAATACTTTCTGTTGTCTGCCATTCAGTCACCGCCTATCTCCTTAAATGCCTGCTGTTAAGTCCATAATCGAGATCGGCTTCTTTAAGACTCTGTTGTGTCTGCAGCAATCGCACAATTCGCATCTGTCCGGCTCAACCTCTCCATTCTTGACTCTGAGGATTCTCGGCATATTCATCTCTACCATGTGCAATGCCTCCTGCAGATAGTTGTCTGTTACGTGGATAATACGGATGTCCGGCTCTGTCTGCTTCGTTGCTCCCGCAATAAAGAATGGCAACTTCTCGCCGGTATTCTGTCTCACGATTTCCTGGTAGACCGCCCCCTGGATGTCGTAACCCCAGTAACGGACAAAATCGAGGTAGCCGATGTCTTTTACCCACTTCAAATCCGTAATGGATGCCATGACCTTCAAATCAACGATAGCCACTCCCGGAATGTATGAGTCCATCTTGATCTTCCACTTCGCCCCGAACAGTTCTCCTGTCATAATGACCTGCTTCTGACCGCTCATATACTTCATGAAGTATTCGTCTCGCTCGATACGGGCGATGATCTCCTCTGCCTGCTTGAAGTTTGCCTTTAACTCTCCCTTCTGAGTGAAGATTTCCGGATTGTCCTTCTTGAATTGATCCAGGCTTCCCTCAAAATAACTGTCTACATAGCTTCCTACCAGCAGTGCTGTACTCTTTTCATCCTCCCAGCGTCCGTTCAGTTTCTCCATTCCGTAGAACTCGCAAGGCATCTTGCCGTAGGTTCCGGCAAAATCCTTATATCCCGATACGCTCATGTACTCCTTGTTAGCCTCCTGGCTGTAATAATTTTCTGATGTCAGCTGCATTCTTCTTCCTCCTATTCAACCTCTTCCAAATCTAAGCCGCCGATCTGCTGTTCCTCTTCTTTCTGCTCGATATTACCGAACGGGTCCTGTGCCTCTACGATGTCTGGCTGGTTGTCACCGTAACTTCCTTCGCCGTCCTCGTCGTAAACTTTCTGATCGTCCTGGATTGCTCTCTGCATATCCACTGACAAAATACCCCACTTGCTTAGGAGCATCTTGATAACCGTCTTTAATGCCATTGCCTCAAAATCTGTCGTCCACTTACTGCCCTTCTTGTTATTTTCCAGGTCGTATCTGTACGCTGTCGAATACTTGCGGGCATGGTTCTCAACCTCTGCCGTTGTCATAAACAGTTCTTTTCTGAAACCTGTCAATAACTTAAACCAGGCATAATAGCCAGCGATGTTCTCCGATTTTCCTTCGGCTCTCTGCGTACACTTCGAGAAGTCCGTCACAAACTCAACCTCTCCGGTAATCGGATTGTATGAAACCAGCTCGTCCTTATAGACAACCGAGCAGTTCATCTTTTCATAATATCCGGAGCGGATCGCCAGCTGGATAAATCCCTTATACATCATCTGAAACTGTGCTTCCGGATGTTTCTCCCACTGTCTCGTCTGCGGATTGTACTTATTGTTGTTGTAAGGCACGATTGCCGCAAACCCTAAATTGCTGTCAATCGGCAAATCGTAGGTTGCTGCTACAAGCGCTGCGCTCATGATCGTTGTTGCCGGGCATTTCTTTAACTGTGCTGATCCAGCAACCACATTCGTAATGGATGCTAAAAACTGCGGTGCTTTCTGCCCTAAGACTTCCGTAAATTTCTTCTTTACTGCGTCCTGGGAAATCATGCTCTTAACCTGCGCTGCTACACTTAACTGCGTTCCCTGCTGTGTTGCCACTGCATTCTGTTCTGCCATACTACCTTTCCTCCTTTTCTGCTTCCGTGAGGCTTTCGCCACACAACTTTAATATTTCTTCTGCGCTCATATCATCCACGCATTCTTCACAAATCTTCCCTTCCGGAGAATCCCAAAACTTATCTCCTACCAGGATTCCGTACCCGCATTTCACGCATTCGTGAACCGGTACCGGCTCCGGTGCGTTCGGGCATCTTGGATGGCATGGGTTCATACCGCATTCTGCACACATATTCCTTCTGCCTCCAATCTTCTCAAAAACGTCGTAGCGTTTACCGAGCATCTGAACAGATAGTTCTTAACCTCGTCCTTGAATAGCAGCGGCAGGTATTCCTCTCTGTTTTCGATCTTGCTTATATCCATCTTCCGGTTGCACAACCATAAGATTTGCTCAGCCTCTTCATCTGAGATGTGAATTTCTTTCTCTCTGTACTCGTCTACGATTTTCTGCAACTCTTCGCTCATAGGCTTTCTCCTCTCTCCATTCTTCGATGAAGTCCGGCAGGTACATTCTCGCCTCATTTACGAAATATCCGACGATCAACACCACTGGTAAGACCAGCCACTCACCGCCGTAGGCTTTATAGCCTCTCTCAATGTACGCTGCTTCAACCGATACTTTTGTGAGGACCAGTCCCAGGCTTACCCAAAACCAATACAGTCTCACAAATCTTCTGACTTTCTTTCTAAATCTTCTCATACCGCCTGTTCCTTTCACTTATAGAAGTAATGTTTGCCGTACTTGAAAAGAAATTCCAAATTCTCGCTGTGCCACTTACTGTCGCTCTTGCTCTCAAAATACAAAGCATCCTGGCTTTCGTTCCAATGGTCTACCTGGATCAGCTTCAATGCTTCGTAGCACTCCTCGTCCGGCTCTACTGCGTCGTATCTTCCGTTTGCTACTGGACTGAACTGGTTCTTCTGAAAAATGACTTCCTCGATTGTGTCCGGGAACTCATTGCTCCAAACTCTGTTGAGGACCACCAGCATGACCAGTGCCTTTCCTTTCACGCCTTCGCTCTCAGCTTCGGCCATTGCTATCTTGCATAGCAGGTAAGAATCGTCCTTGTCCCAATCCATACTTGCAATCAACGGTTCTTCTGTCTCAACTGCCTTTGCTGTCTCCGTTGGCTGTGTTGTCTCTTCGACCTCCGGCATATACGTCGTCTCTGCCACTTCCTCTGTGGCTATGTAGACCGGCCGGCTTTTTTCTTTCTCCTGCCCGAGCGTTTCTGAAATGCCACTTACTGCAAAACAGGCAGCTCCGACCATCGTTGCCATTCTTGCCGCAAACAATATTCTTCGCTTACTTGCTTTCTTCAATTCTGAACTCCTTTCCGGCGTTGCTCCGGCTTACTTGCCGTTCAAATACTTCTCTCCGGCAATTTTCATTTCGCTTATTACCTCTGCCATCTTTTCGAGCTGCCCGATGATTTTTTCCAAGGCTGGCAATTCATCCTTTGTGATTTTTCCATCTGCAGTTATCTCGATCAGACTGTCTCGCATATTCTTCAATGAATCCTCATTGAAGTTCTGTAAAAGCCTTAATGCAATTCCTTCTAAACTTTTCTCTTCGGTTGCCAGTGGTAGGAATCCGTGTACCGGGCATTCTCGCATACAGTACCCAGTAATCAATTCCGGGGCGTTGTAGAGGTCAGCCATAAGCACCACCTTGTCCACCGGGACAACCTTCGTATTGCCAAGCTCGTAATCTGCCAATGTTGAAACCGATATCCCCAACAGTTCTGCAGCTCCTTCACGGCTCCATAGCCTCTCGTTGTACGTTGCCGCCTTTTTTCTGGCCTGGAAATACATATTTGTGTTCTCGTTTGTAGGGCCTCTTCCCATTTCTTGTTACCTACCCTTCCGCTATAATTTACTTATCAGCTGGAACAGCGACCAGGTTGATTCCTAGCAGGTTATTCACCCCGCTTACGATTGCTTTGTTCATCATCTTGCCGTTAATTACCAGTGACAGCCGATCCCTGGAGACATCCAGCTGCTTCGCCAGCTCATTGACGGTCATGCTCTGTTTTACCAGTTCCACCTTCACCGTCTGACACCATTCATCGGACGGTGTTTCGGTTCTCTCCGGCAGTCCTTCCGTTCCAAGCACTTCGTTGATCTTCTCAGCGATTACCTTGTAACTCGAATTGGAATATCTGCCGTTGACTACCTGGGAAACAGTAGCATTGCTGTAGCCGATTTTTTCGGCCAGCTGCTTCAATGTCATATCGTGGTCGATTACTGCTTTTTTAACAGCTTTGCCCCACTGTGATGTTTCCTGCTTCATGCTTGCGTTTCACTCCTTTCTCGCATTTGTGTAAAAACTATTTATCTTTTCTGATTTGCGTGCTATAATGTAAGTAAACCTCTTTACAAACTCGCAAACAGACGCACGAAATACAAGCACAATCTCTCGGCTCGCAACTTTGAGTTGTTTTGTATTTCATGTATTTATTATAGCACGTATCTGCGAGTTTGTAAATGTTTTTGCTCTTATTTGCGTATTATTTTTACCACGGAGGTTGCCTATGGAAATCATCGAAAGAATCACTGAAACCCTTGAAAAAACGGACAAAAAGGCTACTGATCTGTGCGACCGCCTCGGCATTCGGACATCTACGATGTCTACCTGGAAAACTCGCAATAGCGACCCACCAGCGAAATACATCAAACCGATTGCAGACTTCCTTGGCGTGTCAGTTCATTACCTATTGACCGGCGAAGAGGCTCCTGCCCGCAAGCTCACCACTGCAGAAGAGGACGAGCTTCTCGAACTGTACCGGGCATTGCCACAGAACAAACAATTTGAGTTTATCGGGGAACTCAAGGGATTTCTGAAAGCCTATACAGAGTCTCAGAAATACCTCGACAAAGAAAAAAGATTATCAGTTTAGAATGGTACCGACTTTACGGCCGGTACTGAGGAGATGTGCCTATGAATAACAAATACTTTGAGCTGGCACGCAATGAGGAGAGGTCCGGGAACGATGCCGCTGCATTGCTTCTTTATCTCTCCTCTTTTTGTGACAGCTGCAATCACGGCACCAGGAACCGCTCCTACGGTGTCGTAGCAAAGATCCGGCACCTGCAGCACCGGCTTATGCTCACTGACCTGCAGTTGTTCGGATTGGTTCGCTCATACGGTCCGCTTACGGACTCTGAGTGCAAGAAACTTTTAGACTGTTCCATACGTGGTACCGGTATCTCCGGTTACGCCTATGGATATTAACAAATTCTCAGAGCGTCTTTCGCATTGTATGCAGGAACACCATTTGAACGGTAACGACCTTGCCGCTCTTTCCGGTGTGACTGCCGCTACAATCTCACGCTACCTCAATGGACTGCGAACACCGACCGTCGATAATGTCGTGCTACTGGCTGATGCCCTCGATGTGTCCGTAGATTACCTTCTTGGACGGCATAATGTCCCGGACGATAAAATGCTCGTGTCCTTGTATTCCATCGCTTCCAGCGACGATAAGCGTGTCCTATGGACGCTCCTGGAAAGATACGGAGGAAACCATGGAACAACTAAACGGCAATGAACCATTTACCCTGCATGGTTCCGGTACTTCTATCATGCTGCAGGATTTTTGGCGTTGGGCGTATTCTGATCTGCTCAACAATACCCACCGTGGAGTGCTTGCCGAATTTCTCGTACACTCTGCCTTGGAAACAAAAGACGTCGCACGTGCCGACTGGCTACCGTTCGACCTTACTTCTCCTTCCGGTCTCCGGATCGAGGTCAAGTCGTCTGCCTATCTGCAGGCGTGGACTCCGGAAGATGTGTTCTCGCAGATTAGCTTCGACATTGCAAAGAAATTTGCCTGGGATGGAGCTACCTACGCCTCTATGGCTATGCGTAACAGTGATTTGTATGTGTTCTGCGTCTTTACCGCTCGTACACGTGATGTTTCAATTCTTGATCTCGACTACTGGGACTTTTATGTTCTACCCACCTCGGTTCTTAATGAGAAGGTGCCGGAGCAGAAAACAATCACGCTCTCTTCTCTCCTTAAACTCGAACCAGCAAAAACGGATTTCGCTGGCCTGCCTGCGGCTGTGGAATCAGTAAGGTTGTCAAATGAAACTACCTAACGGCTACGGCAGCGTGACAAAACTTTCCGGAAACCGTCGTAAGCCTTACCTGGCCCGTGTTACTCTAGGCTGGATCACGGACGAACAGACCGGAAAGACCGTGCAAAACCGTGTTCCTCTTGGAACATTCAAGACTAAGAAGGAAGCTCTGCAGGCACTCGCTGAGTACGGAGCTAATCCTTACGATATACAAAATGCCGCTATGACCCTGGCGGAACTCTACGACAAATGGACTGCAGCTTACTTCCCTACCCTGGAAAGTGAATCATCCTGCCGTACCATCAAGTCAGCATGGAGCTACTGCCACGCCATTGCCGGAATGCGTGTTAAGGACCTGCGTGCCCGCCACATCAAGGGCATAATGGAAGATGGCTACATCATTCCTTCACGTGGAGCCAATAAGGGCGAAAAGGTGCTTGCGTCTGCAGGCACAAAATCCCGGATCAAGTCTATGTTTAATTTAATGCTGGACTATGCGCTCGAATATGAGCTTGTTGATAAGAACTACTCCCGCACATTTGAACTGTCGGACGACATCATCAAAGAAAAGGAAGAAGCAAAACGTGGCCACATCATCTTCCAGGACTCAGAGATGCAGACGCTTTGGGAAAACGTCGGCAAAATCCGGTTCGTGGACTGGGTTCTCATACAGTGCTACATGGGATGGCGACCGCAAGAACTCGCCATACTGGAACTAGAGGACGTGCATCTTGAAGAACGCTATATTGTCGGTGGTATGAAAACACAGGCCGGGCGACACCGTATGGTGCCTATCCACCCGAAAATATTTGACCTGGTTAAGAAAAACTACGACTATGCCCTTGAACTTGGAAGCCACCGGCTCTTTAATGATCCGGATTCTCCAAAGGGCGGCATGGCAATCACCTACGACAAATATGCCGGCCGTTTCGATAAAGTGATCGCCGCTCTCAAACTCAGAGACGATCATCGGCCGCACGACCCTCGAATGACATTCATCACCATGGCAAAGAAAGCCGAGGTTGACGAATACACCATCAAAAAACTTGTCGGTCACAGAATCACCGACATAACAGAGGCGGCTTATACAGACCGTGACTTAGAATGGCTCAGAGCCGAACTGGAAAAGATACCGTAACCCTCGTGGTTGCGGTATTTCCGCATTCTGCAGGTAACTGAAAAAGTGTTACCTTCTCCATGTTTCCTACTTGTTACCTACCGGTTTCCTACTTTCCCATTTTCACCACTTTTTACACCATCTCACACCCAATTTCATTTTTCCACTTCCAGGCACCAAAAAAGTACCGCAATCGCTGTGATTACGGTACTTCCTGGGTTTAACGTCTTTTCAATTTGTAAAGTCTATTTAGAACTTTCCAGCCTCGGCTGCTTCCTCGATGGAAACAGCTACAGCTACAGTAGCACCAACCATAGGGTTATTACCCAACTTTGAAATCAAATTTTTACAATTTATTTATGTTTATTATCATGCTGTTTTTATCAGCATTTATGCAGGTTTAAGGGCTTTACATATTTATATTAGATTATTCTGATTTATTCTAAATCAACATTATTTAATCCATATTGTGTACAAAATGTGTACACTGTTTCATTGTACACATTTTGACTGTCTTTCTACCTATTTATATATGTTATCACAATGCTGTTATATGTGCAATCCAGTATGATATACACTGTTGTATAAGTGAGTAATTAGTTGGGAAGTCTTAACTCCATACCTGCGTAAAGCATATCATCAAGCGTCATTCCATTATGCTCTGCAAGTTCTGCTGCTCTGCCTTCATCTCCAAGGTAATCTCTTGCAATCTGGCAGAAACTTCCGCCTGGTTCTACAACAGCCACTCTTTCTTCTGCCTCCTGTGATGTTTCCTCTTCCGGCTCTTCCTCACTTTCTGCTGGTGTATTATCTTTAGGATAATACTTAGCTTCCATGGCCGCCTGATAGTCTGCATAATTGTAACCTGCAGCTTCAAGATTCTGTCTTCGCTCTGGATCATTGCCATACTCACCTCTATAGATGGCATCGATTACATCTTCATCAAGTTCCTGATCTGGCTGCTCAACTGGTTCTGCTTCTTCCGGTGTATCATCATAAGAATTAACAACACTCCAAACATAATCGTTATAAGCTCTAAGACCATATTCATTAACAATCCATAAACACTTAGAATAGTACTGAGGGTCTGTTGCGTAGTTATATCCAACCCAGTTTCCGTCTGCATCATAACCTTCATCTACTGCATTAGTTAATCCATACAGCTCGCCTTCGACAGTGTTTGCCGATGTTGCGTCTGCATAATTATCATCCTGCATAAGGTCATAATAACCATCAATGGAAGCTGTAATGCTAGGGTACTTTACGAAACTGGCGACAATAGTCTGTTCAATACCTTTAATATATTCTTCTGTCGATGATACAAAACCTTCGCCTTTAATTCCAAAAAGTGAAGAAGCATTGATATTATAACCACTTTCCAAAGCAGCCTGTGCCATTGCAACAGCCGGTGATATGGTTCTCTCGCCTTTGCGTCTACGACCTACCCATTCGTTGCACACGATTGGTGCTAACTCATTAAAAAATTCTGAATGATTACCTGAAATTATTGGAAATGTTCTCATATTATTTATCCTCCTTAACATCTATTTTCGCTGTTACTAACTCATCATCATCCGGCAATTCATCTGTATAATTCCCCAAAAATGTCTTAACATATAACCATAGTTTCTTCACCGGCAGACCGCATAGCGCCATATTCTTTAAAATGCTTACTGTTTCATATGCATTATAAAGTAGTGCGATAAAGCCAGAAATTCCTATCTGATTACCCATATGCTGTCTAACCTGTTCCGGCAGAAATCCAATCATATTAAATCCTGTTATGTAATCAACGATTACAAGGAGCATAATGGATATTATCATTCCACACTTACGAATTGCTCCATTAATACCAAAACAACTGTTAAATTTACGTTCTTTAATTGCCCTTAATACTCCAAATATTGTATCAATTATTACAGCTATAATAACAAGCTGGATCAGCTTGTCGTGTGCTGCTGCCATGTAAATTGCCTTTAATGTTATCATCTTTCTTTTCCTCCTTCTAAAAAAGCGCCTAGCTTAATGCTAGACGCTGTAATGAGCTCTTATTCAATTAAAGATAATGCAAGTTCTTCAAACTCTGCCATATCCTCCATGCAAGCTTTCTTGTTAGCAAGATATTCCGTTTTGTTCTGAATATTCTTGTTAACGCTTACACTACTTCCATCATCTGAAATTGATGCTGAGAGGTATACAATATTAATTCTCTGCTTTTCAGATGAACCTGTCACTGTTTTCTCTATATAACTTGTTCCTGTAAATGTTATATCTTTTCTTGTTTCTAACATATTTACTACCTTCTTTCTATTATTCAAATAATGTTCCTACTAATGTGTCGTCTATCCACACTTGCAAAGCTGCCCCAGTCCACTTTAACGTGACTCTGTTCGTCGCTGCTGTAACAGGTTGACAATAACCAAAATATGTGTTCCACATTTTAACTTTTTCCACATCACATCCAACTGTCATGCTATCCATTGCGTGCAGATCTTGAATCTTTGCTCCGCCTAGCACAGATAGTGCACAATCGCCATAATATGACGTTCCAGAAGAATCAATGCGCATATATCCTTTGCCTATGTTGCAATAACCATATATACTTCCATCACTATTATTTCCCTGGAGCCATATTTCTTTTCTTGTCACATGTATTTCTTGCCCTAAATTGGAATATAACCACAAACCAGTACTCAAGTCGTTCTCATCACTTGGAGTATATATTAATTGAATTGTATTAGTTCCATCATCGTCATAACCGAATAAACCATGCCCTTGGATCCTTACTCCATTATTAGATGTATTATTCCATACTTTAAGCTCTCCTCCTCGCAATGTTGCTGCCATTAAGTATTTATTTCCATCTGAACCAACGCTTGTTCCTCTCGAGGTTATTGTTCCATCTGCGGTAATAGTTGTATTCGTTGATGTCAACGTAAATCTGTTACCGGAAATATTCAATCCACCCCTAGCAGTTATATTAATTGTATCAGCTATGGCCTCAATTGCACTTTTCAATGACTTTTCATCTACCTTAAGTGCAATCTTAGCTTCTGTATCCTCTGGTGCCGCAGTCCAGTCTGTGGCTTTGTTACCCTTTTCGAGCTTAACGGCACGCTGAGCACCGAACTCCCACGATATACGCATATACGCTACGCCACTTGGAATAATTATCTTCTCTTTATAATACTTATCCGTGTTATAAATCTGATTTGGTGCTACCTTAATGAACTCTTTATTAGCATTGTAATAAGCATATACAATCCAAGCTTCTGTGTTGTCATCTGTCCAAAATAATTGGAACATATACTCTTTTCCGGCATCAACGGATATATATTCACCAGTAAGGAATGTCTTGTCCCAATCACCTGCATATCGCAACGCTCCAGTATCATCAATCCAACCAACAATCAAATCAGTTGTTTTAATAAGGTTCCTTCCGCCTATAGATATATCATCTATCTTGGCATCTGTGTCCTCTGGAGCTAGTGTCCAGTCAGTTGCTCGATTGCCCCTTTCCACCTTAACGTTACCTGTATTTGGATAACTTACCAATATAAAATATGCGCCATCCGGAACTTTCCATGTGAATAAATTGTTCTGGTTTGGCATTCTCGACATGAATTTTCCTTCACTATCATACCAATTCCATCTGAACCATTCACTCCCATTATCCTTGTGAAATGTAAGCTCTTCGCCAGGCACAACAGATATCTTCGAACCCATTACATTTGTTTTGTCATAGTCATTCGTATTACCATCAGCACCCAGTGCCTTATTAACAAGCTCCCCTGTTCGGATAATGAGATTTCTACCACCTATTTTAATTGCACTGACCTTAGCCTCTATCTGATTAGCTCTGGCATCTATAGCTGAATTTGCCTGAGTGACAGTATAGTAATCACCCATTGCATCCTGTCGTTGATAAATGGCATTAGCTGCTATAAGTACTGCTTCCTTGGTTTCTGTTAACTTGGTATCCATATCAGCTTTGGTATAGGTGTTCTCTTTGAATTCCGAGTAGTCATCATATACATCATTAACTCCCTGCCATACATCTGATATTTTATTATCAGTATCCTCTGGAGCTGGTGACCAGTCTGTACATTTTGTACCACGTTCAACTTTAAACATCTTACATTGTATTATGCCACTTTGAATCGCATCTGTTCTGAGTAACGTATTCCAATACGAATTTTTAACATGATTGGCATTAATTATTGCCTGATACATTATTGTTACTTCACCATTAGAGCCAGACAGCTTAGTATAATTATTTACTGGAAAATACCCATTATCATTCCAACCTGTTACATTACCAGCTCCAACGATACGAACCTGAGGAGTTTTTCCACTTACAGATACTATATTAGTATATTTGCATATTAACTTAATTGATATTACGTCGCCTACTGACAACCCATCAGTTAAAGTGTTTCCAATGCTAAAACAAACGTTATCGTTTCCATCGAACTTGGAAAAACCAGCATCGTACTTACTAGACGTTTTTTGTGCAAGATTCCTCCCGCCAACCTGAATTCCTTCCGGTGTGGCGCCAACACTATATGACGTACTTGTCGTATTATCAGTATATGTAATAATAGTTCGAGTCCACATATAAGGTAACACTGCTGTAGTCTCTGGTGGAGAAGTTACCCAAGTACCAGTTGGAGCAGTCTTTCCAGACGCACCAGCCTGATATGTTATTGCTGTGGATTTAATTCCTTTGCCTGATGCTCCAGTGGCACCAGTCTTTGCAACTGCAAACGAAAATTTCTTTGTTATAGTAACGCCATCTATTGCTAACGGAATCGTTGCTTCACATGCCGCAGAAATTGTAGCTGTCGTCTTGAATGTTATTGTTGGAGATACCGTATTGTTATTCAAAATTGATGCTGAAATACCAATAGGACACGTAATTGTTCCCACTATTATCTTGCATACAGTATTCCCACAATAAGCAACCGCCTGAGTCGTACATGACAACCCAGACGGAGCCCCAGCAGTATTCCCAACAAAGGTGTACGCCTCCGATGTTAATGTAACTGAATATGCGTCTGTTACATCTATAATTGAAATTTGACTAGCTGCTTTAACTGCCATTTTGACGTACGCCTCCCTTCTTTATTAATCTTCTAACTGACACGTATATGCCTGTGTGTTATCTACATCGTTCGCAGATACTGTTAACGTCTTAGCTGTTGCTAATGCTGTTGTACTTCCTGCCTTATACCACTTGATAGACCCAAGACCACTAACTACTCCTGCATCTGTGATTGTCTGCTCAATAGAACCCTTGAATACATGTGCTGTAAGTACCGTGTTACCGGTGTTATTCTTGAATACTCTACCGTTGCTACATATAATAGTAACTGTAATAGCATCTGCTCCAGCATCCCCCTTTGCTCCTGTTGCACCATGTGTACTAATAATTGCAGGAGTTGTCTTAGCTGTTGTATTGTTCGTATATGTAATAAGCTGGTAGCACCACATATACTTGTTAGTTGTTGTTGTAGCAGTAGGAGTTGTTGACCATCCACTAGTAGCAGTTGTTATACCTGTATTAGCTGTTGTAGTTAAATAATAGTTGGTAACACTCTTAATGCCGTTTCCTGTAGCTCCTGTCTGTCCTGTTGCTCCGTGTGTGCCTATAATTGTCGGAGTTGTCTTAGCTGTTGTATTGTTTGTATATGTAATGAGCTGATAAGACCACAGATATTTCTTTGAAGTGTCTGTAGTCTGCATGGTTGTAGTCCAACCTTCTGTAGCAGCTGTAACATTAGTATTAGCAGTCGATGCTAAAAAGTAATTAACAATACTCTTAACTCCAACACCCGTTGCTCCCGTCTGTCCTGTCTGTCCAGTCTTTGCTACCGCGAAAGAAAATTTCTTGTTGACTGTTATACCATCTACAACAACTGGAATTACTGCTTCGCATGCTGTCGTTACGGTTGCTGTTGTTGTAAATGTAATTGTTGGTGATGCCGTTCCGCTGTTCTCTACTGCAACTGAAATTCCAGTAGGGCATGTAATTGCCTTCTGGTCTACGTTTACAACAGAACACTGATTAGAACCGCAATAAGCAACAGCCTGTGTAGCGCACTTCAGTCCTGCTGGTGCGCCAGACGTATTACCAACAAATGTATACGCCTCACTTGTAAGTATCACTGAATACGCATCAGTGACATCGATAATGGTCACCTGACCAGTAGCTTTAATTGCCATATTCTATTTCCTCCTCCTAATCTGTGATTAAATCACATGTATATATGCCCTTTGTATCTATGTCGTTAGGGCTTATTGTAAATTTGAATCCGCCTTCTGATATACGTTCATCAATCGACGATATATTAAAATAATCGTCATCATTATGTTCCTGAGACTTCCACTGTAAATATGCACTTTCGCCATACACAGAATGTAAATCATCAATATTAGTTATTCTCTGTGTGCCTCGAAATATGGTAACTGACAATGTCGTTGATACATTTGTATTCTTAAATACGCTGCCCTTCGACGAACTTACCGTAATAATCGATACTATTTCATCTCTTACATTGTCGAGGTCATTCTTTAAGTCATTTATAGCGTCCTGAACGCTTCCTCCTGTTGAAAATTCAACACTATCAGCTGAAACTGCAAGCTTATAAAGCCCATCAGTATCTTTGTAATACTTGATGTAATGTTTACTATCACCAACAGCCATCTGTCCATCTTTACTAAGATATATTCCTCGCACAGTGCTTGTAGCCGAATCTTTTCCAGTAGAATGTATTGCAGATCCTTCTATTTTAAATCCGGCAATAGTTGCATCAAAGGCTACCAGGTCCTTAACATCTATTTTTGACGCTGTCACTGACTTAGCTCTGATAACCTGTCCATTAATACTGTTGTAATCTGTTTGCTCAGCCTCAGTGGTCATTCCGTCAGTATTAAGCTTGTAATACAGACCATCTTCGCCTTTTATTACGAGTTTATCGGCAACAATAGTATTACCTTCTATCAAATCACCTTTTATAGTTACACCAACAAGCTCACCCGTAATCGTCTGGTCGCCAACAACTACATTTTTTATCAAGCCTGATGTTGCGTAGAAGTATTCAATCGCCGCTTTTCCAATGTTCGAGAAATCGATATTTGCATACTTCAATGCAGCATCTTCTGCATCGAGTTTTTTTGTCTCGAGATTTCGTATCTTAGCATTAGTTGCATCCAGTTCTTCTGTTTTTGTAAAATGTGAATTAACATAGTCTGCATCTACCTTTTTGGCCAACAGATTTTTTGTTTCTTGTATTTCAGTATAAGTTCTTTCTTTTTCTGTTATAGAAGGACCCTTGAAGTCTATCTCCTCTTCCGTTTTTGTTTTGGAATAAGAAGATATTGTCATGGACATACCGCCGTCATATTCCTGCACAATATTCATTACCGGAATTTTATATACATCTTCTCCATCTTCTACTGTGATAATATCCCATGGATCCAGACGTATATCTCCCAAAGTCTTTATTGTTGCTCCTCTGTATGTAAATCCCTTTAGTTTTGCATATACTTTTTCTAGTTTTGCCTGTGGCATAAAAGGATTATTCAAGGTTATACCAAGAAGACCGTCGCCAGCTGTATATGTTGTGGAACTATCGACATTGCATGTTAATTTTTCAAGTTTGAACTCACCTTCATCTTTTTCAAATGACATTATTCGTGATAAATTATATTTAACATCGTTATCCTCATACCATTTAATTACAATGGTTCCCGTTCTATCCACACAGGCAAAACCACCTGCAAGAGAAGCTATGTATCCTATCATTTCGCGATATACATAGCCATTAGGCTTGGCATCAATAATAATATCTTCCAAGCCTTCAGTATTTACAGGGATACCACAGCCTTCACTTATCTCATTCATAACTGCAACTGCAGATGCCGGATACTCTAACTCAGAAGCATATAATCCTGTCGTCTGTATCATTCTGTCATAAGCTGTAAATGTTGTCGTATACTGGTCACTTGTTGGATGCTCAGCTTTGAATATTCCTATCGGAACATATTCATAAGTTCCATCTGGCAGTAAAAGGCCTATTTCTAACGGTAACTCTATACCATCAAAAAGAATATCGCTCTTTTTTATAGTAAGCTCAATTTTAGCCGCAACTGTTGAACCTAATTGTAAATATTCGTCTGCACAGGAAGCATTCTCATATGTCATTTTCTTAAAGCCTGCGTCTATCCACATTCCTTCTACATTAAGTCTAAGATTAAATGTCCTTGATGGGGAACGAATAGTTGTCGCAAACTGCTCTGTAACATTTTTATACATAATTTACTCCTGTATCATAAATTCCAATGCTTCAATATCATGCGTTGTAAGTGCTTCATAATCACTTCCATTACACTTTTCTATATCAGCAATATTTATAGTGCAAATTTCCACCTCTGCAGTTGTCATATTAAGTTCTTCAATTTGTTTAACTGCCGTTCTTGCTTCTGCATCGTTCTCAAACCTGTAATTACCATTCTCTATAATAGAATTCCCCTTTTCATCTCTCATGCAGTATGTCTCAAGAATCTTAATTCTCAAATCTTCTGCACATGAATGCTCTGCTTTAAGTGTTTTAAGATTCTTAACAATCGCCCAGTTAACTCTCAGAGGGAGCTTTTTATTAATAGACTGTAAGCTATTAATCTGCTTTTCTATATCCTTAATGCTTAATGTTATCTTCATATCTACTCCTATTACTGCTGTATTATAGATACGCTGGCGCTTCTGTAGTAATAGTTACCGTCACCTATATCACCCAGCACCTCTTTACTCAATGTACCTCTATAGCTTGTTATTGTTATATCCTGTCCATCGTCATGGAATGTTATTGGAAAGAATCCGGCGATGAGTTTGTTCTTAATAAGTGCCATCTCATCTTCCTTCAATATTCCCCAATTAATAGATAAGGTCTTCTTTTCAGCGACAACATCACCCAACATTGTTCCGTCAAGTGCTCGTCCTGTAGAAGAAGACCATATAATCTCATCATCCACCTTGATGGACACAGGAGCCGGAAGCTCCTGCCCGTCACATCTCAGTATCAATTCATCACATCCTTGTTAAGTTATAATCTCACATTTTCCTGTCTGCTTTGTATGCTCGTTAATCTTATCAACCACATATTTTTTTAGGCTCTTTCCATCTAGCTGTATATCAAGGTCCAGTGTCTCCAGTATCTTAAGTATTTGTTTAAGAATACTTATGGCTTCTGCCAGCAGTTCTGCACTGGATGCCATAGCAGCTGCCTTCTGTGCCATATCAAGTAATTTATCCTCAGGTGCTACAACTTCGCCCTGATGCCTGTTATCGCCAATCATGGCAAGCTGTGGAGTGTTTGGCTTAACATATCCACCTTGTGCAAGGTATGGAATCTTGGAGAAGTCGGCTTCCGGTAAATGGAATCCAAAATCTTCGCCACCTATACCCGGTACCCAGTTTGGTACTTTAAAGCTAAGCTTATTTACAGACCTTACTATTGCATTTATGCCAGATTGAACACCTGTGATCAGTCCGTTAATAAATCCAATAACAAGGTTGAGTGGTGCTTTCGCAACGTCTGCTATCAGAGAAAAAATTCCGCTAAATGTATCTATTATTCCATTCCACGCTTTTTCCCAATCTCCTGAAAAAATTCCTGTGATAAAATCAATCAAGCCGCCAAATATGTTCTTAATATCTCCGAATATATTTTTCACATTAGCAACATATGCATTCATAATGTCGCCCAATGAACCGAAGCTCTTTGAGAAATCCATATTAAAGATATTCTGCAGCCAGTCGTCAAATTTAGAAAAGGCTGATGTTATACTCTCCCAGATACCCGAAAACCATTCTCCGGCAGACTGCCACTTATCTACAATCCAGTCCCAGCATATTCCTGCTGCCTCTTTTACTGTATCCCAGTGCTTTACCAGTTCATATATTCCAAGTCCTAACGCTGCCAAAGCTGCAATTACAAGTGTAATCGGGCTTGTTAATATAGACATTGCCACACCAAATGCTGTTGTGGCTGCCGTAGCAAGCCAAGTTGCTGCAGTGTGTGCCGCTGTTGCTGCTGTATTAGCAACTTTTGCTGCTGTATCAGCTACCCATGCCGCCGCGGAAGAGGCTAATTTTGCAATTGTTTGCCCTATTCCAACAATAAAATCTTTTGCATATAGTGCACATATTGCTAATGTTTCAGCTTTATCTGCTACCTTTGCAATTGTACATGCATATAAAGTTGTAGTAAGGCTCTTTATAATCCCTATTACACCACCCGCATTTGTTATAAACTCAGCTAATTCTACAGCTTTCCAAGCCGCTGCAAACGCTAATATCGTTACAACTATTGCGTCAAATGGTCCTTGGTTATTACTAATCCAGGTTGATATTCCTTCCAGAGCTGCTGCCAGATCTTTTAAGATATCAACTATCATTCCACCAGTCCATTCTGCTACCGGCTCAAGGAAATTATCCCACGCCCAGTCCCATAATGGCTTTAGTGCATCTAATGCACTGTTCAATACATCAAGCCCTGCTGATAAAACATCTAAAAAAGCTGGTAACGCATCTTCAATTGTCCATGTAGCTAATGGTACAAATATATTTGTCCAAGCCCATTCCAAACCTGAAAACAACTTTTCTGTCAGTGGTTGCGCTGATTCTTTTAAATTATCAAGTGATGTTATCAGGTTATCAAATGATATTGACTTAAGTGGCTCTAATGCCTTTTTAACTTTAGATGCCATATCTGATATTGCACTTGATACATTTGTTGTTTCAGATGTTACTCCTGTGTCTATACCAAGACCACCTGAAGATGTGCCACCTCCACTAGAACTACTGCTGTCCGTCGGCTCTGAAAGTTTTTCTATCTGGTCAAATCCGGCCAGCGATTTCTCTATCTGCTTTGCTGTAGAAGATGCTGCATCTCCTATTCCACTTACATTGTCTGCTGTGTCTGACGCTATATCTCCAAGCCCTGTTATTGAAGAAGCTGATGAGGATATATCTGCACCAGTAAGCATTTGTGTAAATGTTGCAAATCCATCTGCAACCTTCTGCAAGCCTGCAAGCACAGTATTTAAGCCTCGTAATATAGGTGTAAATAATGCTATAAAGCCTTTACCAAGAGAAGCCTTTAACTGTTCGAATCTGAGTGATAATATTCTTGTCTGATTTGCCCAGGAATCCTGTGTCTTAACAAAGTCTCCTGTGGCATTGGACAGTGCACTAGTAACATACTGATATTGGAGCATTACTTTTTCCTGCTCTGTCATCTTAGCCGTAGTCTTACCAAAGCCATTATTAAGTGCATACTGATCCAAGTTCGTCTGAGTCATTACTACACCCAGGTCCTTAAGTGTCTCTGTTTCACCAGTCCAGATGGATTTCAGCTTTGTATATGCTTCATCTGTACTCAAATTGTAAAATGATGCAACATCACCTGTTAATCCAGTAACATCTTCTGCCATATCAAGTGCAGCCTGTCCTGTAATGCCCATAGCATTACTCATCTGGCCAAATACACCCATGTACTTCTTAGCAGATAATTCAGATAGTCCGAAATTAGTCATGGCGTTAGAAGCCCATAAATCAGCCTGATGGCTTAAATCTCCAAATGCTGTATCTACAACGTTCTGTACTTCTGTTACATTTGAACCGACTTCTATGCAGTCTTTTGTAAATTTAGCAAATGCTGCAATGCTTAAAGCTCCGGCTATCTTCTTTCCCATGCCAGAAAAGATGGATGTTGCCTGCTTAGCCGCCTTATTAGAAGCGCCAGTAAGCTGATTAACTATCTGTGAACTGTCTATGCCAAGTTCCAGAGCTATCTGTCCTACTACATCCGACATACTCCCTCCTTTCCGGCATTTAAAAAGACCACTTTCTACTTAGAGAAAGCGGTCTTAGCCCAATTTTGGAAGTCACTCCAATACTTATTGTAATTTGCAGGATCTTCCATTAATTTTCTATTTCTTCTTAATATCCAATCATTGCGGATTTTCTTCTGTTCTTTAGTGAATTCCTTTATAACCTTAGGATCTTTTTCTGCTCTGATTCCTACAATTCTCCCAAGTGGTGTTTCAGGCATTATTCCTGACAATAAAGAACAGAATTCAGCCCATGACATATCATCTTCTGTTCGCAATCGTATGCCATACTGGGACAGGAAGCTGGCTTCTATCAGCTCCCAATCATCCCATATATCATAATATACCTCATTATGCTGAGGGTGTCTGCTCCTCGCCGTACGTTCCCATAGCAACCTGCATGATTGTATTATACATTTCCTTATATTCAGGAATAGGAAGATCTAATGCCTCAATCTTATCTGAAGCATCTTTTCCTACAAGCATTTCAAGACCTTTAATCATAAATGCCATATCATCCTTGTTTTCCTTGTTTTCTGCTTCCTGTGCCATAGCCTGTATATTAAGAATTGTACTCTTTCTGTTATTAACAGTAACCGTTATATCTTCTGTAATACGAATCATAGGTAACTGATTCGTAATCTTCATGGAGATATCTATTACCCTAAAATCTGTCTTTGCCATTTTTCATATCCTCTCTTTCTTTAAGCTGCTACATATGCTATATATGTCGGCTTACCGTCAGACTGTGCTTCCCATTCAAGTGCATCAATGCTTGTAGAATCTCCACCAAGAGATTTTACATCGATTACTGCAGGTACAAGAAGCTGATCAAGATTAGGGAATATAATAGACACCCATGTATTGCAATCCTGACCTGTCTTCATAGATCGACTTGCTACATAATCATTTCCTTCATCTCCATAGTTACGCTTACCGCCGAAAGATATACCAAGTGACTTAGCTGTCATGAGCCTTCTTACCCAGCCAGCCTGATCCATTGGATTCCATTCCTCAATGGTTCCATCTACAGATATACTTAAGCTCTCTGCATCTTTTACGATCTTAGTTTCTACTGTTTCTGGCGTGTCCGAATCCTTTCTTCCAGTTATACATACTCCAAACTGAATTTTATGTACCGGATTAACCCCTGTTAATGGTGTAGCTTCCGCGTTATACCCAGCTATCTTTGTATTCTGTGACATACTTCTACCTACCTTTCATAACAAAATTTAAGTTCTATGACCATTTCAAATATTCCTTTATCATCTGTATCAACCTCAATCGGTGCTGATACTAACATTTCTGTAAAAAGAATATTTGTGTCATTAATGTTTACGTGTATCATATCTCTGAGCTTGTCGTAAAGCTCCTGTGAGACTTTTTCAGTCTCCCTGACACTTTTATTCCAATGAATCAGTATACTTATGGATTTGACAGCATAAGAGCTGTTCTGTATACCTCCAACAGCCATCTGAACATTATCTCCCCTGTTAAGATGGTATACACCTATGCTCTTATCTTTCTTATCATCAAGCTTTCCACAATATACATGATCATCAGCTGCTATTCCAAGACCTGCTATAAGGTCTCTTACATCACCTATTCCTAACATCACAACCCCGTATGCTTTTTATAAAACTTTTCAAATGCTTCAGGTGCAAAATTCTGCTTTTTACCACCTTTCACGTAGTCATCAAGCCATCTGCCTTTAGCATTTGCATTTCCTTCATGTTTCTTGCCCTTATCATCAGTCCATGGTGCCTGATGGAAGTTGTATTCCGGATGGTAATACAGCCTTCTGGCGTATGGTGTACTAGACACAAGATATGCTTTTCCCTGACCTATATCAGATAAATCAACAAATGTGCTTTCATTCTGTAATGCTCCAGTATCCCTCGGTATAACCTGACTCTGAACAACATCTGTATGTATTGCTTCTGCTGTTTGTGCAACTGACACTTTTGCTGCTGCCGTAAGCTTCCTTACCATAGGCATATTAAGCTTCACTGTAGATTTCACATTCCTTGCCATTACATCACATCCAATCTTACATAATTAACTGTACCGTCCGGATTACGGCACTTTGTACCCTTGTATATATGCCTTGTAACTCCATAAACGGTTATATCACCACTTGTAATTACCGGAAGCTCTGGTGCAATATCTCCTGGTATCAAAGCACATCCTTCAAGTTGTATAAGAACCTTTTCTGCCGTTAATACGGTCTTGCCGCTGTCCTGATAGTTACATAAGCCATCCCATATAACAGGCTCAAGAGGCTCTCCATAGACATTTCTGCCTTCCTGTTCTATCTCAAGATGTATTTCTGTCTTACATATGCTCTTTAATATTAAACATGGGTACTTCATACTCACACCCCCAGACTTAAACAACACAAACCTGTCTGACAAAGTATCTGGTATGTGTCACGCTTTACAGCAATTCCATTCTGCACAAGAACATTCCAACTGCTGCCAAACTGCATAGATACTCCATTTAAAGAATAGTTCTGCAAGACACAATTAATCATGTCCTCATTTTCAAATTCAAAATCAGCCATCTCACAACACACATCTATCAGTATGCCCTGCTGGAACTCTGTCAAATTATTAAATCCTCTTGATGTTATACGATTAAAAGTAAGCGAGTCGATATGCCGGCTCGCCTGTTTTAATCTTCGTTCTATCTGCTCATCTGGGATAAGTCTATGTTCACTAAGGTACTGCTCTTTACTTGCATATACCATAGGCTTACTCTGCAATCTCTTCTGCAGGATCTACATCAACGAATACAGAATCAACCTTACCATCCTTGCCATTAGGGAATACAAATGTATCACTTAACTGGCGGTTCTGATAAAGATATCCGTCTCCTTCTGTATGTGCTCCTGGTGCAAAGTAATAGATTGATGAAATCTTAGGTACTGTCTTACATGTCTGGCCACATGCAACAAGCACATTAATCTTGCGTGAGCCCTGAACAGTCTTTTCGTAATATGTGGCTATATTAGTCTTTGTAGGTTTTGCCACTACTGTATAAGAGCTGTCGCTCTTAGTGTAGTATATCTTTCCTTCTGCTACATCTGTATCAGTTGTTGCAGCATACTTTGACTTAAGTGGAGTAAATCCACCTTCTGCAACATCCCAATCGAATCTGTCATAGAATCTTTCATCATCGACAACTTCCATAAGTGTTACACCATCAATATCAGTAACACGAGTCTCAATACCAAGACCGCCTTCTGCAATCTGTGTCATTTCAATCTTGCGTGTAAATTCCTTAGACATCTCAAGCTTGTCCATAATGTCAGAAGACACATACATGATAAGGCTTCCATTTGCCTTGTATCTTCTAAGCTTACCTGCTGCCAGAATAGCTTTAAGCTTAGCAAATACATTCTCTGTTGTGTATTCTGTAGCAGAGGTTTCCGAATGGTATGATTCTGTATTCTGTGCAGCCTGTGCAACCTTACTAAAGAATAATGCATCTGTCTCAGGTACAACCTGTGTCTGCTCAAAGACGCGTGAAATGTTCTGGATAGACGCTGTCTGATTGGTCTCATCTACATCTGCCACATCAACTAAAAAAGACACATCTCTATCATGTGTTACTGTATATGGCACATCTTTCTGGTTAAATGTACCTTTGTTCCAACCACCTGTTCTCTTGTGATTCTTATAACCACTTACACTCATCTGAGTAAAGTGGAATGTCTTTGCATCTAACCATTTAACATTGCTTGTAATAAATGGTGATGTAAGTGTGCCCTGCATAAGAATTGCTAATAATTCCGGGCTCCACTGTTCTGCGTAATTCAAATTTGGCATATTATTACCTTTTTAACCTTTCTTAATTGAATCTGTTCCATCTCTTTGTTGGAACATTTACATTGTTACCTGTAGAGGACTGCTGCCCGTTATTCTGCTGTCCCGCACCAATCTGAAAGCCTGCATTGCTTTCCTGTACCGGCTTAAGTGCAGGTACATCTTTGATAACCTGATCAAGTGCAGCCTTTACATTGTCCTCTGATATCTTCCCATCTGTACCCTTTGCCTTGCTGAAATCAGCCATCTTAAGTACATATGGAAGTGTCTTGGCGTTAATACCAAGTGTCATTGCTACCTTTGTAGCAGCAAGCTCAATCTGAGCCTGTTCAGCAACCTTCTGTGCTGCTGCCACTTCATTCTGAAGATTAGCATTAGCGTTCTGCTGCTGTTGTGTCTGCTGCTGCTTATTCTGCTTAAATGTTGCAATAGCCTGACTTATCTCATCTTCTGATAATCCCTGCTGCTGAAAATAGCTTTTAAGCACAGCATTCTCTTTCTTGGCAGTCGCATTATCCAGCATTGCCTGTATCTTGTCATAATCAACACCAGCCGCCTGCTGATTATTCTGATTACCCTGCTGTCCTGCCTGTCCACTATCTCCTCCAGCGTTCTGGCCGCCGTTACCATCTCCACCTTCTGCGAAGAGCTGTAAATTCATAGGTAATGTCTTTCTCATCACTCTATCTCCTTTCTTCCGTTTACCGCCCGTCGGCATTTCCCTAAAGTTTAGTGCCATTAAGTTTTGGGCATAAAAAAAATAGGCACACACAGCTTATTTGCCATGTGTGCTTAATAACTAATATTAAATTGTGTTGCACTGGTGCAACTTCGGACTATTCTATTATAATCCAATCTTCTGCAAGCATGTCAGTCTGACTTGCTAACCAAGGGACTACATTCCCCTGTGCAGTTTTCATGGCGATATATGCTCCATACTCTACTAATCCATTCTCATTAACAAGACTTGCTGCAATTTCTGTACAAGGAGCATATGCACCAACTGGAACATAATATAAAAACATTCCCTTACCGTTCCATCCAGTTCTTGCTACTTTCTTACCTTTTTTCAGTGCTTCAATAGCAATTCCAAATGTCATATTATCACATCTTCTGTATGCATTGTATTCGCCTCTGCTCATTGGCTCTGCTGCCACCACTTTTACTCCACTATAATCCTTCATTTCTAAATCCTCACTTTCTTAAAATTGGGTATAAAAATACCACCAATCTCTCGACTGGTGGCTGTTAATCCCATATTATTTCTGGTCTTGGCATTTTCTTTGGCACTACTGTTCCATATTTCTCAATTGTATAATCAAAATCATCTTCTATGCATTTCAACAATAATTCAGCATATTCTTCTTGGTCAAAATATAAATCAGGAGGGAACTCTGGAGAATATTTAAAATGATTCACGAATTTTGTTCTTGCATCTTTTAGTTTCTTTATCACCTTGCTGCCTCCTTCAATTTCTTTTCAAATTTTATTTTTCTTCAAAATTACACTCTCAACAAATTAAATACTATTAAATCTCCCTATGTTCTTATCTCCACCAAATTCTTCCATCAACATTTCCTGATGTTTCTTGTGTGATAATTCAGAATAATACTTACGCTGCTCCTGCGTAGTTGCTTCTCTTCCCTTTTGCAGCAACTCTTTATATTCTATAATCATGCTAAGCATAGGTTCTTCTAATCTCAATGTCAATCTACGATTATACTGATTTAATTCTTCAATATTTTCTAAAATCTTCCTTTGCTCATCATTACTGATTATTTTATCAAGCCGTGACTTTAGACTCTTAATTTCATCATTGTTTTGTTCTATTAAATGATTCGTATATTGTATTATACTTTCTCTTTCACTTTGATTACGCATACAACATTCTCCTTTAATACTCCACTAGAATCTTCTAAATCCTCTGGAAAATATAGATACTCCCTATGTTTTGATAAATAATCATATTTGCTTTCCTTTATCACTTCAACTACTTCATACTTTGAACTACTTAAAACCTCTGATTCATCAGTCCCAAACAGAGATAAATGCTGCACGCCAACAGCCGTTTCGTTTTTCTCACATTCAAGTATAACAGAACTTCTCTCATAATCGCTTATTCCACCATATCCAATGGCAGTACCCTTGTTACTTGTCCAGCTTTCTATTACACCTCTTCTTGGTATTTCATCACCTTTTTTTAAATCGATAAACATTCTAACATCTGAATTGTTCAATGTCATTCCTCTGCTTATACTACCTTCGTATGCTGGCATTCTGTCAATTCCATCTCTAATTGTTTTAGCTGTTTCAGTTTCTCCATTTAGAATTGATGTATAATCACCACCAAAATACTCTTTAAGCGCCTCTTGAAGTTCTTTTGCTTTTTCATCCGAATACCCTGTATCTGACTTAATCTGTTCAAGTGCTTTCTTATTAAACTTATCAAGCTCATTATCCGGAACTTTACCACTATATCCAGTATTTAACTGTTTTCTCCTTTCTTTCTGAATCAATAGCTTATTCTTTTGTTTTTCAAATTTCTTTATTTGAGTATCTAAATCCTTTAGTTTATCAACCAAATCATCCTCAGATACATCTCCAAAGCCATCTACTATAGAATCAAACTCTTTGAACCAGTCATCATAAGAGTATCCTTCTGTCATGTCGCTAAATTCTTTCTTAAGAGACTCTATTTTTGTATTCGTGTTAGTGATACTATCTTTTAATTTTATTTTATCATTCTTCTGTCCATTTGCAACTACATTCTCCCATTGTTTCTTCCTCGCCGCATACACTTTCTTGTTATCTGAGTCTAAGGAATACCTAGACAGCCTATCAAACTGCTCAATCATCCTGCCTGCATACTGCTGCTTCTGGTCCTGCTTGTAATCTTCCTTAACCTGCTCTAGCTCTTTCTTGGAAAACTTGCTATCAGGCTCATCATCAAGTTCAGGGAAGTATGTTGTATGTACATCTTTACAGTTAGGATGGTAAAGCCCTGCTGCTATTGCCGAAGACATTAACGGATAATTACCATCACTTGCATCACCTCCACTCCACACATCATCTATGAGAATCTTTCCAACAAACGGAAGACATTTAGGACAGGCATTAGCACGCTTATTCATGATAACTGTACTAATTCCCCATGATTGTCTCATTTCGCCTTCTCCGGTCAGATATGCACGCTTGTTAGCTGTCTGAATTGCCATCTTGGCATAGTCTTTCATGGTATGCCTTGCGCCATTTGCATATTCAATACAGTTGATACCGGCTTTAAGGAAATCCTTTGTAGCCATATCTACAGCCTTCTCATATGTTCCTGCGCCCGTATTCGCATAGACCTGAGCGTTAAATATTATCTGTCGGTATTTATCCTCCGACATTCTAAGCATTGCTTTTTCTGCCCTGCTAAAATCTGACTTCGTTGCTTTAATCAGGGCATTAAGTTTTCTTGTATTGAGTCTGAAAAAAGCACCCTCAGCGCCTTGCGACACCTTAGATGCTTTCAACCCTTTCTTTAATGCTCTTAATATTTTCTGCTCCTGTTCTGTTCCACCTTCCTGCCTGGCTGCAAATATCATTGCATCAATAGAGTCATTTATGTTGCTAAATGACTTCGTGAACTTCTTTTTATTCTGTGCTTTATACCTTTCCAAAGCTTTAAGCTGCTCTACCTGCCACTGTGACCAGTTAAACCCCATATCTGTCTCTTCTGCTCTATGGCTTGCAAGATTACGCATCATGGAAGCAATCAGCTCATCTTCTATAGCTTTAAAGGCTTTCTCTATATCATAGTCTGTATTTAACATAGGCTACCTCATTAAAAGTCCACTTCAAAGCCATCTGATTCCATATTAAGTGCCGGTTCTTCCATATCAGATATCCCCTGTTCAGCCTTAAGCCTTGCAACCTCTTCCTGTTTCCAGTCATCATCCTTGGTATCTCCATACAGCTCATCAATGGACGCTTCTACACTCATAATGCCTCCCTGCTTGGCTTTGCTCACTGTCTCAACCTGGCTCTCAAAGCTAGGATTCGCATATTCACCAAATGTCACATCAACATCAATGTCCTGTGTTGTTGAATTATTAAGTGTATCTATCGCCTGCAATGTCATTTTTACAAGCTTCGGAAGAACCTTCTGGAGCTGATTTACAATATTGTTTCTACTGTACAGCGTTGCTTTTTCCTTCTCCCTTTGTGCTTCTGCATTATCAAGCTTCTTTACATCTATTCCCAATGTAGAAGGGCTCATGATTCCCTGTAAGCAAAGGTCCAATGCCGTGATATATGTAGCAAGATACCCTTCATGTGGTATTTCACTCTGTTCTCTTTCAATCTTATAATTTGCACCTTCTGCCATAGGAGACGAATACTGTATATAAGCGTTGTCAAATGAATTTGGCAGCATAACAGCTCCATCACTTGGATTTCGAGGAAGTAAATTCTCGGGTATATATTCCTTTGTACGGTTATGTCTTAAGGCATCCATCCACTGGCTCCATGCTTCATCCAGTGCATCAAATTCATCTATCTTGCTGTCATATATGCTCTTACCTCTGCCTTTAAATTTCGCTGATTTATAGAACATGAGCGGTATGGCCATCATAAAACTTTTATCTTCCCATGTTACAGGTCTTAAACCTGCAAGCTCCGGCACAGTGCTGATATCACATTCTTTATTATCTCTTGTGAGCATATATGTTATATAGCCTTTGCCATATGTTTCAAGCAGAATGTACTCTTGATTCTTAACTGTATATACTGTCTTAAACACAACCTCTTTCACTCTGCCGCGTTCTCTTATTATCTCTACCCTGTCGCCAGGATAAAACTCTATGATTGGATACTGACTGAGATTCGTGTCTATGGATAGCTTAAATGCTCCATCTCCAACAATAAGTGTATCTGATATTGCTTGCTTTATAAGCTCTGTAAAGTCATTTTCTTCCGCTATCTTATCCCAGTCTGACTGCCTACTGCCAACATCTACCTCGTTCATATCTGCAACAACAATACTTGCAAGCATATCAACCATCATTGCAGGTAATCCTACATGTATCTTTCTTATCGCTAGCCCAGGAGAGCATTTTGCAGCCCAGAATCTTGTCTTGTCCCCATCAACCTGATCATACAGCTGCGACAGCTCTTCACTTACGCCTCTGTACCATATCTGATTCTTAATGGCGTTACCTTCAAAGTCGAAGATTTCCTGTATATTAATTACACCTCTCTGTGCCGGCTGCACACGCAACCATGTCCTTATTCCATCTCTTATCTTATCAGCCATAGTATTAAATATGCTCACCTCTCTCACTCTCCTATCTATTCTCTATTTTCTACTCCAACTTTGTCTCGATATGGTATCCAGCCATATTGCGTACTGTTTACCATGTGGTCATTTCCATCTTCCGGCTCACAGTCTTTATCTTCCAGCCAACTGTATACCTGCAGTTCTCCGATGTAGTTCGTGCATGTATCTACAACATAATAGCTTGGCTCTTTGCCCTTTTCGTCGTTAAAGGACATCCAACCAAGCTGCAGGTTTATTCTGTCTATTATTGTTACTTTCTTATACGCATTGTTGAATATATACAGGCATTCGTGATGCTCTCTCTTATACTTGGCAAATTCTGTTATTGTCGCCTGATCAGCGTTATCAATAAAGGTGTTCTTTGCCATGCCGCCCCATTCTTTTCTGTTGCGTTCCAGGAAGTCTATGTAATTCCTTACTGTATCGCTTGGAGCTATTGGTATATCAAGAGCCGCATTGTTATATACCTTTTCATCCAGCACTATCAATTTGCCTTTATTGGTTATTCCCATAAATGACATTGCAATAGTATCAGGACTCTTGGTTGAATATGCCGTATCCAGACCGCTTGTATATATTACAAACCATTCTGTCTGCTTGTCGTCATATTCTCGCTTAATAAATGCCTTAGCCTGTTCCTTAGTAATAACATGCCGCCTGCAGAAATTAGAAAAGACAAGACCTGTAGCCTTGCCTCTTAAGCCCAATATTTTGTTTTTATATATCTTGGTACCGGGAGGATAGCTCATTTTCTTCTGTTCTATCTTCTCTGGTGTCATGGATATATTATCTTCAAATGTAAAGAACCAGTACACCCAGCCGTTAATAGGCTCACAGCCGTTAAGGTCCTTCCATATCTCTTCTGGCACATCCGCCTTGTACTTATCAATCGGTCTAGCGTGATTGATGTACTCTGAATATATGGGGAATGTAGGTGCATCTGGATTAAGAGTTCCTACAAAGTATTCAGAACGGCCAAATATCTCTCGTATAAAATCTATGTTGGCTGTGTTGCACTCGTCAACCCACACACATCCAAACTGCGAACCCAAGGCATTCTTCCACTTGCTGGCATTATCGTAACCGAGAATATATATTATCTTTGTACTGCTGCCAGTTTTGAATTTAATATGTGGAAGTTTATTCTCTTTATCACCGTTTCCACAGTATTCCAAATTGGGAAATATCTGCAGCAATCCCATATCAGCATTTATAATATTCTTCTCAATAACACCTGTTGTATTACCGGCTATAACATGCAGCTTCATATCCGACTCAGCTACATTCATTATGAACTTCACAGCTACTGTTGTTGTCTTACCTGATGCAGTAGAACCTTCAAGGAATTCTGCTCTTGCCGGTGTATCTATGTAATCCCAATACTTATCACTTAGAAGCATCAGGCTCACCCCTTGCCTTACGCTGAGCAAGAAGCTCTGCAAGCTCATTCTTTACAGAATCATTAACATTAGCTTCTATCTTATCCGTGAACATTCCAAGATGTTTGCCGAGAAGTTCCAATGCCCTCACCTTATCACACGGCTTGACCTCTAATCCATCTCGCCCTTTCTTAATAACAGCTAATGCACGCTTTTGTTCTTCTGTAAGTTCTTCTGTCAATACTGGCTCTACAGTCCTGTATGTAGCAGGTTTGCCGTCTTCATCCAGTATATCTACAAGTATACCGCCTACTTCGGCTTTCATTTTCTTTTCAACTACATGTGCATAATCTGCTGTATTAGAAAAAGCTATCAGTGCAAGTTCCTTGATTACTCGCTCTTGAGTAATCTCTGTCTTGCGCGATAGTTCTTTTTGTCTTTCTCCTATGTACTGTGAAATTGTAGTATTTTGTAGTAATTTTGATGCATTTGTATTTGCATACTTTTCTGTGTACCCCGCCCTAATAGCCGCTTGTGTAGCATTAAGATCTATAAGGTATTCATCACAGAATTTCCGTTGTTTGTCTGTTAATCCCACACAATCAGCTCCTTTCTTGACATGCAAAAAAGGCACCAGCCTTAAGCCAGTGCCTTACCGGGGGGTATTTAATATTTAATAATGGAGAAATCATGCTGTTCATCATGTCCACCTTGGTCATCTTAGATATTACCACAGACAAAACGAACAGAGCGAACAAACTTTAAATTTTTGATAAGAATCTTTCTACTGCCATTCTACAACTATCTGCTGTGTGGTGTTTTCCCATCTTTCTTGCTACCTGCACCCAAGATAAACCTTCTATGTATCTTAATGTTATAAGCCTCCGCATTCTGCTATTGTCAATTTGATTAATGCATTGTTCTATGAGGTTTATCTGCGTATCTATCTTCCCTTTAATGTCTATCTGCTGTTGCTGTCGTACTAAAAGAAGCGTTCTCTTCTGTGAATATGCCGGATAAGGGAAGCCTTCTACAACAAAATGCTGCTTACCCCCATTTCCACCGGTAACACTATCCTTTTCCGTATAGCCTTCAGCTTCCATTTTATCAAGTTCTCTTTGTATTTTATCAATTGCAGCCTGTATTTCCTGTTTCTCCTTAACCAAATCATTATACTGCTTAAGAAGGTCCTTTATATTGTTATTTTTCAAGTTATTCATCACCTACCCTCTTCTCATCTGCTGCCAGTTTTTCCTTATCCAAGATTTCCAAAATATAATACTGCTTATCTGGTTCAGCTCCCCACTCTGGTCTCCCTTTTCCAATCCTTAATCTGCATCTTGCTTTTATTGCTTTAGAATCCTTGCTATATCCATTACGGAAAATAATCTCCTGAATGCTGTCTTTTCTTATCTGCTTTATTACAAATTCGCCCTGCAATAAAGTATATTCTTCATTATCTGAGAAAGCGCTTACTGAATGTACTGTTAAAGCTCCGAACAGATTCTGAAATCTTGTCTCATAGTATTCTTTTATATCCCGATACTCTTCTTTCTTCTCGCCTGAAAGAATCATATCGAACCACTTTTTCTTGATTGGCAATATTAGCATTATGAATCACCTGCCTTTAATTTACTGTCCTTATTCTTTAACTGCTCCTGTGCTAGCTTGAATGCTAACATATATAATTCTAATATTCCTGTTTCCGTCTTTCCTATATCATCTGAAAACTCCCACTCGTTTGGAACAATCTCGCCTAATGCCTCACGTCCATTACTACTTATACCCGTTGCATCACTAAAATCTTCAAGAATATCATCGATAATGTATTCTAATCTTAATTCTTCATCATCCTCATAATCATATCTTTCAGATATATCTAGCCAATCTCCATCATCTGTTGCCCTTTGCATTAATTCTTCTCTTGCTTTATCCTGATCATACACATATATAGGTCTGTTATGACAATCTATCTTTGATTCAAAATATCCAATGTTATTAGTAAAGTCAGAAAATTTTTCATAAATCATATTGTAATAATTAGTCGCTATAAGTTCTCCCAAGTCACCACTTATGTGCAATCTACAATAATCTTCCTCAAAAAGAAATCTGATTCTATACTCAAATATCCCAGGTTCTTTAAAATCAAGAATTTTGATATTCCCATAATCGGTGAATTGTGCTTTATGATTTTTAAAACATTCCTTCCACTTCTCTAAATTCATGTATTTTCTTACCTCCTGTCTAATTAAATGTTAAACTCCATATGGAGATATTTTTTCTTGTATTCGGTCTCCCAGTAATAATGTCCTGCATACCAGTCTTCGCCTAAACATTGTTGGTTGCACCATTCTTTGCAATTATCGTCTCCCTGTTCCTCACCTGAATGATAACTGGTAATATCAGCAAAATCTGAACTCATGCCATCCATATCAAGATTTTCCTTGCACCATTCAGCAATTTCCTCATTGAGCTTGTTTCTTTGCTCAATTTTATCAACTATTCCTTTTGGAATTTTATTCATGTTCCCTCCTGATAAACATCTCTCCATCACACCAGAAGTAATCTTCTGCCGGCATGTAGTTCTCTATAACCGTCTTGTTATTACATGTATATGTTCCGTCTGCTGCCACACTCTTAGAACATTGCTCACAGCAGGTATACTCACATAAGTGTTTATGTCGTCTTCTTGACATTTTCGCACCTCTCAATCTTAAGTATCTCACCAAGAACAGCTTCGTTATTAAGCTCCTTTATGTATATTACAAGGCTATTATCTCTTTCTATCTCTACCGTACTACCGTCTTTCTTCGTTACTTTCCACATACTTTTTCCTTTCTGCTACCATCTCTATTGTATTTATCCGCTGGCTTATAGAATGGGCAAGGCTTATCCTCCTTGGCACAATACAGTTCTTTAAGTCCTTTACAGTCTCGCTGCTCAAGATTAGCCATTATGCAGTCTCTATTCACCATCATTACTACCTCCCTCAAAAAGTTCCTTAAATATTGCAGCAGCCAGTTTATCCAACTTTTCATCTATTTCTTTATCAAGGTCTTTTAATACCTCTTCCTGCTCTTCGTCTGTCATAAGTGCCAGTTCACATGTTTCCCTAATATTTTTTTCAGCGAATGTTTTATCAATACCTGCATTAAGCAATGCCTGATATACAGCCTGTATTGCTGTTCCTAATTCTCCAACAAGTACTATTGGTGTTCCTTCTAATTCAACTCTTCCTTTATTACTTTTAATCATAATCATTCTCCTTATTATTTTATTAGGCAAATCTTAATTGCCCTGTCTTTTCCTCGTTTATACTGCAGTTAGGCATTCTCTGCGCTATGCATAATTCTTTAAGATTAGCTCTTACCAGTGCATTAGGTACCATTGGACTAACAGAATTTCCACATCTCTTAACCTGCTCCGCTCTTGGGTATGTCTTTCCTGTGTAATCATGGTCGATTATGTAGTCGCTTGGAAATCCCTGGCACCCATACAGTTCTCTAGGCTCTAACATTCTTAGTCCTATATCTACAATCTGGTAATCTGTACCTTCTATGGTTACAAGACCGAACCGGTCCTTTGTGGTAATTGTATCGAGAGGATGTTTAATATCCTGTCCTGTAGCATCTCCATAATACTTAACCAGAAATGCCCTTACTTCTCCAAAATGTCCATCGCCTGCTGTTATCGTTGGAAGAGGTTTCTTTATATTTCTTCCGTCACAATGGTTATTCATCTGTATAAGACTCGATAAAACCAGTCCATATCTATTAGAACCATCTATAGTCATAACCGGATTATCTATCGTCTGGCCTCTTACCTCCCCATGAACAGTCTCAGAATGGTATTGAATCAATGTTGGTGCACACAAATAATGTTTGCCGCTTCCGACAATGGTTGGTAATGGCTTATTGATATCATGGATCCTTGGCAACTGTCCTGTTCTTTCGCCATACCCAATAGGCACAATAAATGGTTCTGGATTATCTATAACAAATTTCTTTAATCCCCTGGCTATTCTTTCCATTGTCTTAGATGCTAATGGTCTTACCGCTTTTATTCCATATTTCTCTTTTATCTGTTCAGATGTATCAAATATGCTGGGGCATGGTCTGCTAAAATCTATCTGTGTATATGCTCCAACATAAGGTTTTAGCAGTCCCTTTTTCACATCTTCGCTGTCTGCTGGTGCATGTGTAGGCTCTGGCCATATAATAGGTCTCTTGTCACATCTTGCAACCATAAAGAATCTCTTTCTCATGGTTGGCGCTCCGTAATCTGCTGCCACAAGCTCCCTGAACTGCACTTCATATCCTAAATCCTGCAGCTGGCTTACAAACTTATTAAACGTCTTGCCCTGCTTTGTTTTTATTGGATGATGTCCTCTGTTCAGTGGTCCCCATGTCTTGAATTCTTCTACATTCTCCAACATAATTACTCTAGGTCTTACCAGTCCAGCCCACCGGCATGCTACCCATGCAAGACCTCTTATATTCTTATCCTTTGGCTTACCGCCTTTTGCCTTGCTGAAATGTTTACAGTCCGGAGAGAACCAGGCAAGCCCCACAGGATGCCCATTACATGCCTGCACTGGGTCTACCTGCCATACATCTTCACAATAATGTTTCGTGTTCGGATGATTTGCTTTATGCATTGCAATAGCCTTAGGATCATGGTTAATTGCTATATCCACACTAAAGCCGGTAGCTTCTTCTATTCCGGTGGAGGCACCGCCCCCACCAGCGAAATTATCAACTATTAATTCCCCGTTTATCATATTAAGCCTCCATAAAGTCAAACAGTGTAGGTGTTTCTATCTCATTTTCTGCTTCCTAAAGATATCCAACACCATCTCTGATATAGTCACAGCTCCTTTCTGATATGCTTATTTCTCTGCTGCCCTCATGCATTTGTAGGAGCAGTAGTATTTACCGCGTCTCTTGTACCCCCATGTATCCTTATTTATTGTTATTGCGGATACATATTTACCGCATTGTGCACAATAAAACCCAAAAGCATCATTGCGCTTCTTTACTGGGAGACTTCGCCTTTCTGTCCGGCTTGTCCTCTTTTACTGTTACTGCGTCACCCAGAGCTGATATACAGGCTTCTAAAGACTTACAGTGTTCTTCGATAACCTCACCTAAGCGATTCTTGATATACTCAGTTGCATCATTTGCTATATCTTTCATGCCTGGTAGCTTGTACAGCTCTGTATATCCTGCATAATGGCTTCTGTCTTCGCTAGGCTCTCCCTTAAATAAATCTGCTCCTGTAAGTTCTTCCTTGACTCTGTACATATCCAGTACCATATTTGCACCATCTTCAATTGCAAGCCCCAGCTTGCCTATCTTTAACAATGTTTCCTGTGTCATTAGTTGTCCTTTCCAGCTTTACAGAATCCGATGATAACACTTGCTAATCCTGCTCCGGCTATAAAGCTTATTATCTCTGCAATCATATATCCTCCTACTCCCTGTTGTTCTCTAGCAGGGCATTATAAAATTCAGGGTCCTTAGGCGGACGCTGTTCGTAATTTGCAAATTTTTTTGCGCGCGCAGGCGCTATATTATTTTGTTTATGTTTATGTTTATATATGGCTACGGTTTCTCCTACGCTTTGTCCTACGGATTGTACTTCGGTTTGTACTACGGTTTCTCCTACGCTTTGTCCTACGGATTTGAAAGTACAAATTTTATATTTATTAGGACTTCCTTTCTTACCTCTTTGGAATTCTATAAGACCTGCATCTATTAATCTGTTCCTGTTCTCGACTAATGTAGCCTCTCTTGACATCTGACAACGAGACATTACTCGCTGGTTATCTACTTGTATCCACTCGCACCACCCAGCCATGTTATTAATACTAAGTAATTTGTAGTACAATAACTGCGCTGAGCCCGGCAAGTAATGACTTTCGAGCCACCTTTCAAACCCGTTCAGTTGTTTTATGTAGTCGATTCTCTGTTCTGTCCTCACTGCACCACCTCTTCCAATACCACCTCTATTCGTGGATTATGCTTGTCTGTGAAAAAATGGTCTTCAAAACCTACTATATTGTTCCAGCCATCATTATCCAGAACCTTACACTTAACAAGTGCGTCCTGTATAAACTTATGTGCAACACCTGATATATTATCAAGGTCACGCTTTCTATTTGGCTCATAGAAGGTATATTTAATCCTCACTGGATTATTTATATGAGTACGCTTTAATTTAAGCCTTATTGCGTTAGATATAAGCATCTGATACTGCTGTTTCATGTCATTACCGTCACAATGTCCATTATGAAAACATCTTTCCGCTTTAAGGTATTCATTCAATCCCGGCAGTGTGCCTTTGATTGTAAATGCATAGAACATCTTTCTCCTTTCCGCCTCCCGGTAAGTATGCAACCGGGAGACTGGTTTTATTCTGCTGTGCGAAAAATGTGATATATTCAGCAGTTATAAATAAGACCTTCCATATCTTTCTCTGAAAGCTTCTCTGGCAGGATCATCTTCATTCCCATAAAGACTTCTATAATATTCTTTTTCCCATGCAAGCTGACCTGCTATCTTACTCAGCTTTTCAGCAATGCTGTTATCATGTATCTGCCTTGTACCACCTGCCATATTATGTTCAGCATCACATACAGGTATCTTTACTCCATCTTCTTCTGCAAGTTCCCTGATTCCTATACCGAACAACAGATGATGTTCTGTCTGTGTAGGCTTTCCACAAAAGATACAGAATCCGTTATATTTAGTTAAAACACTTTTCATTCTATACCTCCCCAATCAAATCACTTGACCAGATAGGAGCTTTAAGTATCTTTGTATGCTTGCAGTAATCACAGTGTTCACACCTTACCGGATCTATGTCATTATTCTTTAATGCCAGTATCTTAGGCACATTGTTCTCAACTTCTGCAAGAGCTTCATCAAGAAGAGACTGTTCACATGCTATAACCTGTATATCCGGCTCTTTCTCCTTTGATACTGCTGCTATAAAGAATGGCAGTTTCTTTCCTGTATTAATTTCCACAACCTTCTGATATACAGCTCCCTGAAGGTAATATCCCCACTCATGTAGAAAATTCATGTTTCCTGCATCAGCATGATAGAATGTCTTGGTTATGCTCTGGCATGTCTTAAGGTCAACAATGCACTTATCCTTAATATAACTGTCAATCTTAATTTTCCATTTAGCACCAAACATATCAGCAGTCATTATTACCTGCTTTTCTCCGCTCATATATGCCATAAATAACTCATCTCGTTCACATCTGTTAATCATTTCATTTGCCTTAATATATTTAGCCATAAGTGAACCGTCTTTCTTAAACATACATGGATGCTGTGCCTTGAATACATCAAGCGTTCCCTCAAAATGTGCATCAACATAAGAACCAACCATAAGAGCATCTGAATCTTCCATATTCTCAACCCATTCTTCATTGAGTTTAGCCATTGCATAGGCTTCACAACCAGGACGACCAAGCGAGCCAATAAAATTTTTATACTGAGATACACTTAAGTATTCTCTGTCCGCATCTGTACTGTAATAATTTTCACTTGTCAATATCATTCTGCAGCACCTCCCATAGGATTAGGAACTTCCTCTTCTACTGGGAAATAATCTTCCGCTTTAGCCTGTCCATCCTTAAGGGCTTTATATACTCCTTTTAGGTTAATAAATTCATCTTCTCCGAAATCCGCACAATTACGTTCCGCATACTTTTCTATCTGTTCTCTTGTAACTTTGAATTCAACTTTAAATGCATTAATAAGCTTGGTTACTCTTTCATTAATAGGCTCCTTGCCTATTCCTTTTCTAACAGTTTCTTTACACTCTCCAACAGCCATATCAACAACATCTCCTGGTATAACTCCAAGAATGCAGGCTCTCATTCGTCTTGCACCAAAATTAGCTGTTGCCTCATAAATATCTCTGCTGTCTGTAAGCTGATATGTACCCTTCCTAGTGTCTCTCTTATGCTCTACTGTAAATATCTTGGTAACTCTTGTATTTGATTCCAGATCCCAGGCATAAGCCATCATCTCTGAAGAACCATTCTTCTGTTCAAGTTCAATAACTCCGTAATCAATATTACCCCAGTTCTGAGCAAGAGCTTCTGCAAGCCTTATAGATGGTCCCATAACAGTCTGTCCGCCCCTTGGATAAGAATATATAGCCTGCTCTGCTAAAGTTGCTCTCTGGCATGTTCTCTTGATTCTCTCCATTGCATCATATTCATCTCTTGGGAACTTCTTGGCCATTACTATTGCTCCCTGAACTTCCTGTGCCTGTCTGCTTATCATCATCTCTGTCTGTGATGTTTTAGGAACAGCCATCTGCTGTCCCATCGGTATCATACTGTCCATTAATTAACCCTCCTATAATTCTGTAACTATTAAATCTGTATCATCTGTTGTTCTTGTTGCTATAAACTGCAGTCCCTTGTCCTTGCATTTCTTATAAAGCTGATTTCTAAGTGTTGTAGAAAGCTTCTCTACACCATCTATAAGCAGGAGCTGTATTCCATTCGGCTTCTGCAAAGCTACATCAATGCATAAATCCAGCTTTTCCCCCTCTGATAAATTACTGATTGGAAGTCCGTTAATAAGAGGTATTCCGTTTTCAACTGAAAGTCCTTCAATTGGTATACTGCATTCCTCCAGTATTTCGCCCGGTAATGTTCGTGCTTTTTCAATCTTATCTGTTAAAATCTGTGACTGCTCTGCCAACTCATCTACCTGATCCTGAAGCATTACCATTCTGTCATACTCATTAATGTGGGCTTTCATATCTTCAATAGCCTGTGCCTGTTTACTAAGTTCAGATGTATCTCTTATATCTCTATCAGCATACTCATTGTACTCAGCACATTGTGCGTTATATTCAGCAACAGAAGCTTCATAAGTTTTATCTGCTATAGCAAGCTTGTCTGCCTTCTTAGATGCAAGACTGCTCTGTTCCTGCCTTAAACTTACAATCTGTCCTTCAAGTCTTGTAATATCCTCAGTTATCTGCTTATCACGAGAACTGAACTCTCTTTCAATAGCAGCTTTTTCAATCTCTCTATCTGCCTCAAACTTACGGATTTTATTGTTCTTGTTCTCAATTACCTGCTTGGCACGCTCCACAAGCTGATTATCACGCTGAATACTTTCTATCTGTCTATAGATATCTCCAGCAGATGCATTTCTCCACTTCTCAGCGTCATAACCTTCTGGAAGTGTCCTGCCTATATCTTCTATAAACGCTATCTTATTTCTTCTGTCTCTGTCTATATTCCTTCTGTTCTGGTAATACTCTCCATTTTCACTCTGAATGTCATTAAGAACTGCAAGAATATTCTGGTCATAATTAACCCATGCCGGTATCTCTCCAAACCACTGCTTAATAGTGTTCATATCCCAGTCATACTGAATCATATCCAAAATGATTGCATTCTGCTGTTTCTTATCCATAGCCATAAACTCTATTGGATTAAGCTGCAAAGGGGTAAATATCTCCTTAAGAAAAGCTTCTGGGCTTCCTATTTCACTCCCGTTCTGCTTTATAGATTTGTAATCCGCTCTATTAATACGGCTCTTTCTATCAATAGATAATCCGCTATCCGTCTCAATAAGAATTTCTCCTTCAACAGCTCCGCGTCTTACAATTACATCTCTCCCAGATTTATTAGTTAATGCATATCTGATAGCATCAAGTACTGATGATTTACCTACACCATTTGAGCCTGAAAGCTCTATGCTTTCACCATTCATGTTAAATTCCCTGATACCCAGTATGTCTCGAATCTGAATCTTTGTTGTTCTCATTATTTCCTCCAAAATTAAATACCATTTGCCCGTTTCGGGACTCCTTAAAATTACCCATATACTGTCTGCGTCTTTCTTTCTCCTTATCCTGGCAATCACATTTTTCTCCAGGGTCTAAAAGAGCACCGCAGTAACTACATCATAATTCCACATTGCTTTTTACTCCAAAATGGTCTACACTATCATTGAGTTATTATCTGAGTTGCGGTGTTGCCTCACTGCAGCTCTTTTTATATAGTTGGAAGCCTGTAAGCTCCTTCCGGCACAAAGCTGAATATCTCTAACAATCTCAGCCTTGTGTACCATCTGGCAGCCAGCTCCGTATTACCATTCCTAAGATTCTCATTAATTCTCTTGTTGTAAGATATTATTAAACCTACACGCCGCATATTATCCTCCTTTCCTAAATTACAATATCCTTTGGTTCATTCGGATTCGTTAAATCCTTTCCCTCGTTATCCCTGAAGAATCTTTCAAGCTCTGACTTTCTTATTCTTGTATGAGGGATTTTAAGCACCCTTATCTGATTTGCGTTGATAAGTGTATAAACATACTGTTTAGAAGCTCGCATGATTGTTGCCACTTCCTCCACTGTATACACCATATCCTCCGGCTCTCTCTTTATTGTCGCTATCTTCATAAGCCTGCTCCTTTCCTTAATCTATTTCCTCTTAGGTTCATGGCATAACATCAATATTGTTATGCAGATAATTGCTGTTATTGTTATTGCTGTATAATTCATCACTTCACCTCCTCGATAGATAATCACTTGTGTAAACGTTCTTTTACTCCTATACTCTAATTACAGGCTATTGCCGTAGCCGAGTAATCACGAAAGGAGTTTGCTATGGATTTCAATTTAGACAAAACTGATGTTACCAATCAGATATATCAGATGGCTCTTACATATGTCGCAACGCACGAAGATATGAAGAATATGTCACCTGCCGACTTCTGTAAAAAGGTACTTGATGCACAAAGAGAATTCTCAACTATCTGGGGAGATAATAGAGTTAAGTAAATGTATCTTTACTCTCTCTAACAAGTCCTGAGCTTCTCGGATTGTTAATCCTTCTAATGCTTCAACAATCTGAGAAGCTCTTTCAACATTTTCCCCAGCAAACAACCTGCCACCTATTCTTAATTCACCAGTTTCAATATCTCTCCACTGACTTAATCCAACGGCATTTCTGATTCTTTCTGTTCTTTTCTCTGTATCTTCTACCTGCTCTTTCACCCTCTCACCTCCTCGAATAGATAATCAAACTTCACATTAAAGGTCTTACATAAAATCTTTATTTCAAATGTTGTAAATTTCCCTGTTTTTTTCTTGTTTTCATAAGAAACTCTTGATATTCCTAATAATTTTGCCACATCTGAATTTGTATATCCTTTTCGTGCTTGTTCCGCTTCTAAGTTTCTAAACAATTTTGTTTCCTCCTTTCGTGTTTGCATAACGCAAACTTTGATTATAATATAATTGCTATCTGCAAACTTGTCAATAGTTTTCTTTGCATTTTGTAAACTTTTTATTGACATGTTTGCATTTCATTCATATAATCAAATCATACAAATGTTATTCAAGGCGGTGATTAATAATATGGGAGATATTTTTAACGAAAATTTAAAGTCAGCAAGAGAAAAGAAAGGTTTATCTCAAAAAGAAGTTGCTGAAGCTATTGGGGTCGCCAAATCTACATATTCTTTATATGAGAGTGGGAATAGAGAACCTAATGTTCAAACTATAAAGCGAATTGCTGATGTATTAAATGTTTCTGCCGATGTGCTTTTAGGATTAGAAGAACCTCATACTATAGCTGCTCATTTTGATGGAGATGGATTTACGCCAGAGGAATTAAATAAGATAGAAGAATTCGCTAATTTTGTTAAGTCAAAAAGAAAAAACTAAGGGGATGATTTATTGACTGATTATGAGAAATTATTATCCAATGCAAACGATAATAATGTTACAGTTTATGATGACTACAATTTGAAGGGAACTAGAATAAAAGGATTATATTGTGATGGCTCTGTTGCTATAAGTAATAGCTTAAGAACACAAAAAGAAAAAACCTGTGTACTTGCAGAGGAATTAGGACATTTCTACACCTCAACCGGAAATATCTTAGATATGTCTGACACTGGTAACAGAAAGCAAGAAGCTAGAGCCCGTCTGTGGGCATATAACAGACAAGTTGGTTTGCAAGGTATTATTAATTGTTATAAGGCCAATTGCAGAACTTTACATGATATGGCAGATTACTTAAATGTAACAGAAGAATTTCTAAGTGACGCTATTGAATGTTACCGTTCTAAATATGGCATATCCGTGCAAGTAGACAATTATGTTGTTGGATTTCAACCATCATTATATATTATGGAATTATTTGAATAGGAGAAAACATGGGATTATCTGATATATTAAACGCTAAAAAACTTCGTGAAGAAAACGAACAATTAAAGAAAATGATCACTCCAGAAATGCAGACTAGTTTTGATTTATCACAGCATATAGAATCACTAAAAGCTCAGGTTAATGATTTACAGGGACAATTTGATAATTTGAATAATCGCATTAACGATAAAGGACAGGAATACAATAATCTTCTTGACCTTATAGATGAAACAAAATCAAAATTGATTATTATGCAAGACGATGTACTTGTACAAGAGTTTGGTTTGTATACACCTATTTATGATTTCGCCACATCTGATGGCTATAAAGAAAAATTAACAGCCATCAGGGATAGACAGAAACAAATGATAAAAAATGGTACTGCTGCCACTGGTGCTATTAATTGGCAAGTTAATGGTAGCCTACAAAAAGGTTCTAAGATGGTAAGTGATACTCAAAAACTTTTGTTAAGAGCTTTTAATAGCGAATGTGATGAGGTAATAAATAACGTCAAATACAATAATTTTGATATGTCGCTTAAAAGAATTACAACCTCTCGCAACGCAATATCACGACTAGGAAAAATGATGCAGATTTCAATATCCAATGAGTACTATCAGGCTAAAGTAGATGAATTACATCTTGCTTTTGAATATCGTCAGAAAAAACAAACAGAAAAAGAGGAACAAAGAGAGGCTAGAGCTGCTCTTCGTGAAGCTGCCAAGCTACAAAAGGAAATAGAAGAACAACGAAAAGCTATTAATAAAGAGCGTAATCATTATCAAAACGCTTTGCTATCTGTTTTAAAACAAATTGAATCTTCTCCTACGCCTTCTGATGAGCTGATACAAAAGAAAAATGAGCTTGAATCACAACTTGGTGTTATTGATGTGAAAATAAAAGACTTAGATTATAGAGAAGCTAATCAGCGTGCTGGTTATGTTTATGTTATTTCTAATATTGGTGCATTTGGTGAGAATATTTACAAAATTGGTATGACCCGCCGTCTTAACCCTCAAGATAGAGTTGATGAATTAGGTGATGCGTCCGTTCCTTTCAATTTTGATGTGCATGCAATGATATTTTCTGATGATGCTCCTGCACTTGAGAATGCTCTACATAAAGCCTTTGAAAATCGTAAGGTTAATATGGTCAACCATAGAAGAGAATTTTTCAATGTTACATTGGATGAAATAAAAGATGTTATACGACAAAACTATGACAAGACTGTTGAATTTGTCGATATCCCAGATGCAGAACAATATAGAGAAAGTCTGAAAATGAGACAATAGTATATGGAGGTATTAATATGAGTGAAAAAGAACAGTTATTACAATTAATTGAAAAAGTACCTGATTACAAGATTGGTTATGTATTAGCTTTTGTAAAGGGACTTTTAGCTTGTGATGATACCGAAAAATAAATAATTTACAATTAAATTATTTAAATCATTGTTCATTGACAATTAAATATCTGCCATTTTTTTCAATGTACAAAAGTTGACATATAGGATATAATTTATGTATACTTATTATGTAGCCTTAATAATATAAAAGGGGAGATCATTATGGCAACAAAAAGCATATTAAAAACAATTGACATTAAAGACAAATCGATTGGTGAATTATTAATTAATGCTCTTGTGAAATCAGAGTCTGTTCCAAGTAAAAAAGTCGATTTATCAAAAGAATGTACAGAACTTAAAGGCGATTCTGTCAAAGACTTCTTAAGGAGTACTAATGGATTTACTAAGTAATAACTCAAAATATATACAAATAAATTTAAGCGATATTATTAAAGCTATTGGAGAGGATGGTGCTAAATCAATCCTCTCTTCTTTTTCGTGTCCGAATAAAGATGTTGAAAATTTTCTAAGATATAAGGCTATTGAATTTTCTAAGCGTGACTTTTCAAAAACTCATTTAGTTTTTTGGTCTACCTTAGACGAAACAGAAAAATATCTTGTTGGTTATTACACTATTGCACCCAAGTTTTTTTCTATTTCAAAAGATAATGTCAGCAATTCGCAATACAAAAAACTCTCACAATACGGAGAATATGATACTCATTCTAAAAAATGTACCATTTCGGCAATATTAATTGGTCAATTAGGTAAAAATTACACCGCAGGGAATGATACTCTTATAACTGGCGATGAGTTATTAAAAATGGCACTAGATAAAGTAAAAAATATACAAACAGAAATAGGTGGTCGTTATACATATCTTGAATGTGAGGATTCTCCATTTTTATTATCATTTTATGAAAGCAATGGATTTATACAATTTGGAAAAAGAAAGTTAGACGCTGATGAAACAGATATTAACGGCTCATATCTAATTCAATTATTAAAGAAAATATAATAAAAGCCCTTGTGCTACCAACACAAGAGCTTTTACCACGATACTTACATAAGCAGTGCCTATGATATAATACCGCCCTGAACAAGCCATATTATATCATTTGAAACACCGCTTTTGCAAGTAGGTGTTATTTTTATACCCATTTTTACTGTTGCACCAGTGCAACTTCCCCAAAAACAGAAAGGAATGATTAATATGAAAAAGAAAATATCTAAGGTCCTTACATATAAGCGTGGCAATCTATGGGCTTACCGTTTCGAATCTGCACCTGTAGATGGCAAAAGGAAGTGGATTACCAAGAGCGGATTTAAGAACCAATCTGAGGCATATGAAGCCGGTATGGCAGCATACACACAATATAAACAGACTGGCAAGAGCTTCACTCCATCTAATATCTCTGTATCTGATTACATGGATTACTGGATTGATAATTACTGCAAGGTTAATCTAAAGGCTAATACAGCATCAACTTATAAAAAGAAAATTGATTTATATATAAAGCCGGCTATTGGTTCGTATTATCTTAAAGACATAGAGCCAAGCCTTCTCCAGGAGCTTATAAACAATCTTTTTAATACCGGAATGTCAAGAAACTCTCTCGGCAATGTTAAGGGTATTCTTACCAAGTCATTTGCCTATGCAAAGACTACTGCAAGATTTATTAATGATGATCCTTCTGCTACTATTTCTCTTCCGCTTCCAAGAGCAAAGGCAGAGGTTAAAACAAAAAAGAAAGTAAGAGTTGTATGGACTGATGAACAGCTTGATACTGTCTTTAAAACATTTGCACAGGGCCATATATATCACATGCCGCTCCTGCTCGCTTATAGGTGCGGTATGCGTCTGGGTGAGATATTTGGTCTTATGTGGAATGATATAGACTTTGCTAAAGGAATATTGAGCGTTAACAGACAGGTACAGAACCATAATGATAAATGGTATCTGGAAAATCCTAAATATGATTCATTTCGTACCATAGAACTTGATGATATAACACTTTCAGAACTTAAAAGACTGTACGAACATGAAAAGGAATGTGAACAGTACTATAATGAATATTACAATTATATCTACTGTGAGACACTTGAAGATGACTCTAAGAGACTTACTTATGAGCCGGCTGGCGAATCAATGCATATGGTGCTTGTAAGAGATGATGGCTCATGGATTCAGCCAAGAACCATGATGCACTGTTTTAATGTTATTCATCACAAACTTGGCTTCACTGAGCTTGATTTCCATTCTCTCAGGCATACACACGCTTCTAATTTACTTGCCAAAGGAGCTGATGTTAAATATGTACAAGAGCGTCTGGGACATAAAAATGTAGCAACCACTCTTGATATATACGCCCATGTCACAGAAACCATGCGTGAGCGCAACAAGGACATATTAAATACACTATAA